GTTATTGCCACGTCCTTGACATAGGCAGTAGGACAATTAATATGTTAACTATGTACAATAATCGTTTTGTGAGCGCCCGGTCGTATACGCTTGATTATGGCTGCTTCATGTACGAGCAAAATTTAATGACAAAAGAGGACTTCGCCAGTAAAATAGCTGGGGACGTAAAAAAGAAGTGGCTTGACCACGATAAAAATAAGATGTATATAGGTGGGGGCGGTGTAATTTTGGCAGGGGAGCAGCTACATAAACACTTCCCACGGGCTACAATAGTCGAAAACCCTGTAGAAGCCAATTCGTTAGGATTCAACGCCATGGCGGTAGCAAAATGTCAAAGAAGCTGATAAAAAATGTATCGTTTCGAAATACAGAATCTGAAATACGTTTGATGGAACACGCTAGCAGCAAGCGTAATTTTTCAGAGTGGGTAAAGCAGAAACTAGAGGAAGATATGGGAATTGCTAGCGTAAAGGTAAAGGCCGAAAAACCAGCCGACGAACAAATTACTATCAATGTTGACGATAACCTATTTTAGCCCTACGGGGCTATTTTTTCTTTTTACGTTTACGTAGCTTACGTAGTACTATATAATGGAAGGAAACTACGTAGAGAGGTAAAGGTGACAGGCATGGACTTGTGGAAATCCTATAAAGAACTGATTGTTTCAACAGTAGAGAATCGGGAAAAGATAGATATGCAGCTGCAGGTTATTGCAGGAAATCATTATATACCTACTGGAAAAGTAACTATAACAAATGGTGCCACGCTGCGAGAATTAAAGTTTAAAATTTCTTGGACGAATACACAAACGGCAGTAGTGCGTAGTATTGAATGGCAGGGTAAAAAAGAAAGTAGTGCGAAGGGGGCTATCGGGGGAGCTGTAGCAGGCGCCATCCTATCGGGGGGCATTGGAGCTATTGCAGGGGCAGCCATTGGCGGGCGTAGCAAAGACGCTTCTACAGCTGTAATAGGCCTGGAAGACGACAAGGGCCAGGTAAGTGAAATATATGTAAAGTGTTCGGGTAAAGAGTACGAGACTTTACAGCGTCTCATAATGTATGAGGAAAGCGAAGCATTAAAGAATATAAAGGGTATGCTCAATAAGTAAAAAGAAAAATGAGTAGCTATAAAAACTACCCATTTGTAAACATTTTGGTAACCAAATTGATATTTACAGGCTTTTAATGCGGGCACGTACTACGAGATATTACACCATTATCCTACTTATTTAACCCCTAAATATACGCGTATGGTGTTGATTTTGCTGGTGTCATGGGTACTATATATAATATAATGGTGTGGATAATGATGTAAATAATTGGTAATACGTAGCCCCGCCATATTGGGCGGCATGATGTAGTTAGGGGCTTCCGGCCTTTATATATCACGGGCCGACGCTTTTAAATACACCTAATGCTAACATTCTGCTAACATAAAAATAATTTTTATAGACTTTCCATTAGTTTGCTAAACTTTTGGGAAGTCTCTTTTTTTACTGTTTGGGTTACGTGTAGGTAAACTCTTTTAGTTACGTCGTCGTCAGAGTGGCCAAGACGTTCCATAATTGCTTCTAAACTGGCCCCGGCTTCGGCTAGGAGTGACGTATGTGTATGGCGTAGGGAATGGGGGGTTAACTCTTTATTCAGCCCGGCCAGCGTTAAAATACGTAGCATCCTACTTTCGATAAACTTAATATAGGTAGGGTAGCCAGGGTATTTACTACTAGTGAAAATAAAACCTTTATCGTAGTACGTTTTACGATGCAGCATTTTTACCGCTTTTTCTTGGGCAATCAGTTTTTCAAGTGCCTTTATGACAATAGCGTCAACTTCTATAGTACGTATAGAACTTTTAGTCTTTGGTGTTTGTAGGCGATAATTAACAATAGAGTTAGTAGGGTTATAGTATGTTTTCGTGATACTTATGGTACTGTCTGTAGTATTTATATCGGAATTTTTTAGCGGGCACATTTCCCCAGCACGTATACCGCTGTAAGCTAGGGTTAAGAATATTTCGTAATCGCCCGCTAATCCTTTTTCCTGGGCCGTTTTAAGAAATAGCGCTAGTTCTTGTTTTTCCAGGTATTTAGGTATAGCGTCCTTATTTTCTATGTCTTCGACTGTTTGCTGGGTTTTGGGAACTTTAGCGTATTGCGTAGGGTCTACTTTCAGCATATCGAATTCTACAGCCTTTTTGAAGATCATACGGGCCGTGCCGTGTACCCCGGAGATAGTATTTTCAGCGTAACCTCTTTTCTTCATATCGGTTAGCGCATTTTGGTAAGCCCGTTTTGTGATACTGTTTAGATTTAATTCTTTAAAGTAGTGGTTTAAGCAACCTATTTCGTGTTCCCTAACCCTAACCGTACTTCCTTTTACACTGTCACTGTAGCCAGCTAACCACTCAATAGCAAAGCTTTTAAATACTATATCCCTTTCCTCAAAGTATGTACCGTCGCCTAAGTCCTTTTGTAGTGCTGCAGCTGCTAACTGGGCTTCTTTTTTTGTCTTAAAACCCCCTTTAGATTTTTGTTTTCTATCGCCTGTAGTTGGGTTTTTACCAATATCTATTAAGTATGTCCATGTAGTCCCACGTTTGTAAAAGTGCCCTTGCATAAATGCCCTCCCTGTTACCGTTTATTTTGTAAACAACGCAGCCTTACAGCTACGTAGAAACCCTTAAGATAGTTATCTATTACTATAGGTAATAGATAACTATATATATATAATAATAATAATAATAATAATAATAATAATAATAATATTTATATATATAATAGTATCTATTTCTCTTAGGGGTAGTTTTTTCTAATGTTCTTTTTACTGTAGTAACTTTTTAAATAGTACCCCTACCTAAAAAAGAGACTTTTATATATTTTTATTTAAAAGCTGTAAAGTTTATTTATGTATTTTAGCGCTTAGTAGTTAACAACTACCTTTTTCAATTTGCCGACAATAAAACAGGTACCTACGTCGTTACTGTTATACACCTTGGGCGGGTACAAGTTATTTTCTGATTGCAGGATTATCGTACCATCACGTTTATATACTCTTTTTAGAAAAATATGGTCATCAATTACAACAGCTGCAATCTCGCCATCGTCTACGTCGGATTGTTTGCGTATTAAAACTAGGTCGCCGTCATGGATGCGCGCATTAATCATACTATCGCCTTGGGCGCGGGTATAAAAGTATTCGCCACCGTTCAACCAGCTTTTAGGTGTTTGTTCGTAGCCTTCTATTTCTTCAAGGGCTAATGCCCCAGCGCCGCAGGATACTTTTCCGACTATCGGTAGGCTGACCATTTGTAGGTCATTCACACTCAGCCCTAAAAACTCATAAGCGCCTTCTAACAGGGAATCTATTCTGACATTGAGAGCGTTAGCTATATCGCTAATTCTATCCATATCAATTTTAATCTCGCCTGTTTCGTAACGTTGTATTGTTTTTTTCGTTAGTCCGATTTTTTCAGCAAGAACTTGCAAACTAAAATTTCTAATATCTCTATACTTTTTAATGTTTTTACCGACAACTAAATAAAAAAGTTTTGAATCGTTTCCGCCCAATATTCTCACCGCTTTCTAATGATTATTTAATTACATTATAGACACAAAAAGACACTTTAGCAAGTGAATTTAAAATATTTGTGTCTTTTTGTGTTGACACATTTTTTAAGTAATGCTATCATAAAAGTGTCGTTACAAGACACAAAAGAACACATAAGGAAAAGAGGTGATAGTTTATGTCGAAGGGTGAAAGAGGAATGACTATGACGGTAAAAGCCGCAAGGGTAAATGCAGGTAAGACGCAGGAAGAAGTAGCTGCATATATTGGCTTATCAACGACAGCATACAAGCGAAAAGAGAACGGCCAAAGAAGATTTTACATTGACGAAATAGTGGGTATAAGTATTTTATTTAAGATGGATGTGATAAATTTTTTTGAATCGCAGTGTCGTAATAAGACACAAGAGGTATAAACCGCGAAACTAATTACTGGGGGGTGCTTAACATGGCAAGGGTAAAAATTACGTGTTGGGAGGGTCTACCCGAAGTACTAACCGCGCAACATATAGCGGACTACGAGGGTATTTCCCGGCAGAGTGTTTATGAGTTGCTTCGTAGAAACCCCGTGTACGGGGGGCTAGCAAACTATGAAATAGGTACTGCAAAACGGGTGGAAAAAGCGGATTACGCTGCTTGGCGGGCAGCGCGGAAGGCAGATAGAACTAAAAGATTTTCATAAAGTTAGTGAAAGGGGGTGAAAACAGTGTTATCAACAATAGAAGCCGTACACCTTAGAGGGTGGCAATCCCATATAGACAGTAGATTTAATTTAGGCCCTGGGCTTAATGTTATTACTGGGCCCAGCGACGCGGGAAAAACGTCAATAATACGGGCCGTAAGATGGGTAGCGTTTAACGACCCAGCAGGGGAAGCATTTATAAACAAAGCTGTAGGGGAAACCCAGGTAGTTATTGCACTAAGTAACGGCGTGGTCGTAGAAAAGCGAAGGCGTAGCGGTAAAACAGCTTACATGCTGCAGATTCCTGGGGACGAACCTAAAATATTCGAAAAGTCAGAAGTACCCGAAGAAGTAAAAACCGTGTTAGGTATTGTTAAACAGTCATTCGGGGACTTTGCGGCCACGTTGAATTTTTCCTTCCAGCTAGACGCCCCGTTCCTAATCAGTGAGCCGCCAAGTGCTGGGGCGAAGGTACTAGGAAGAATAGCGGGTACCGAAGTAATAGATATGGCCATTAAGTCAGTAGCTAAAGATAACTACAAGGCTAACCAGGATAGGCTACAGTCAAATAAGGACATTGAACGTATTGGAAAAGAGTTAAAGGATTTTGAAGACCTGGACACTTTAAAAAACCAGCTGGAAGCCTGTGAGTATCTTATAGAGCAGGTAGATATCGCAGCTACTAAAAAGGACAGGCTTACAGCGCATAAAGATACGTACGTGGTGGCTTCCACGAAAATAACGGAATTAGCGCAAGAACTTGACCGCCTGGCTATTGTCGAAGACCTGGAAGTAGACATTCTGAACATGGGAAAAGCCCAGCAACGCTACGACACGTTACTAGGCTTACACAGCAGGCTAGGACACTTGGAAAACTCCATAGCCGACCTTACCCATCAACTAGATAGTTATTCAAGAGTAGACGCGCTTTTTGACGAAGTAGCTACCCTGGAAAAAGATCGTACTAGACTTTCTTTGTTATCTAATTTAGCCATAGTATACAAAAAATACACAGAAGAAGTAAAGAGAATTAACAACCTTTTAGCTTCTACAGCAGATTTAGATATAGCCAGTGAGTTACTTACTACCGTAAATAGTACCGCCAGTAGATTAGGGCGGCTGCAGCACGTTGCGAATGCCTACCAAGAAAACGCTAGCAGTATAGCAAGGTACCAAAAAGCTGTGCAGGTTACCAATGGTATCAGCGGGGTAGCGGATTTATTAGCGGAAATTGATGCTGGTAGAGGACGATTACAACGGCTTGCAGGGTTAACAGCTACGTACAACGTAAAGCGTCGTACATTTGCCCAGGCTAATACAGACGAGCGCAGCGCAGGCATAAAAGTAGATACCTACCAACAAGAACTAAAAACTATATGGGCCAGCTTAAAAGTTTGCCCACTATGCGAGAGATCAGTAGAGGGGGCGGGGTAATTGAGAAATACCTATGAAGTTCGGGCAAATTATACTGTAATATTTCTACAGCGAAAAGATGGCAGCCAAATGGAAGCCCGTATATCGAATTCTAAACTTGAAAAGGTACTGGCGATAGACGGTAAGTTCTACCCCATGTGGCATAAACGTAAGCAGACGTTTTACGCCCGCTGTGATTTAAAAATATCAGTATCCCGTGTTAAATGTACTATGCTTCACCGTGTTATAAAAGAACCGGGTACGGGCCAGCATACAACGCATTTAGACGGCGACGGCCTAAACTGCGTAGACAGTAATCTGATGAATGTAGCGCCTTTTATAAAAACGAAGGACGCTATACAGCAGGCCATACCCGCGAAACGTCCTACCAGCGGCACGAAGGGCGTGACCTGGCATGTAGCTACTAGTAGGTGGGCTTCCACAGTCTTTTACCAAGGCAAACGTTATTGCCTGGGGTACAGTAAGACGGAAGCGGAAGCGGTTAAAATTGTAATGGATTTTAGAAAAGAAAAGGGGATAAAGTAGCCTACATTAAAAGTAATACAAACTAGCAGCGGGAGGAATGTAAAATGCCAAGACCAAGGGAAAAAGCAAAAATTGATATGTCACAGCCTGCGTTCAGTGTTGACGAGAGTTGCAACATATTAGGCATATCACGTAACACGATAGACAAATTAATACACAGCGGCGCACTAAAAGCGGTTAGGGCTGGTGAACGTAGGTGGCTAATACCTAATTGGGCAATTACTGAATTTTTAGCGTCACCATCAAACTAATGGGGGCGTGGATATTATTAAAGAGGTGGGGGGTGGTATTCGATAATGGGTACTAAAATTACGGTAGAGACTACACGCGACGACGGCACGGTATCAATGGAAGAATACAAGGGCAGCGCTTTTACTCTATCAGTAGTACAGCCTACAGGGGTAGCTACTGAAAGCAGCATTAACGGAACAGGCGACGGGATATCGCTATTAACGGGGGCCGTAGCTGCAGTAGCTGGGATAGCCAAAAACAACGGCCTTAGTTTTAACGAAATTGTAGAAATGGTAGCCAAAGGTACTAGCGACGGTGTACAGGTAGCGTTAGGCCATAAATGCACCAATTGCGGTAAGTGCGGTAAGAAAGTTAACTAAAAAATAAATGGGGGTATTTGACAATGGATATTAACCAACGTATTGAGGTAGCTAAAATTAATCTAAAAAAGGCAGAACAGGCCAAGACGGTAGCAGAAACCCAAAAGGCCGCAGCTGAAACCCAGCAGACCGAAGTTGTAAAGCAAATGGAAGCTGAAAGCGTTACACCTACTACGATAAGCGACGAAATAGCACGGCTGGAATCAAATATTAATGAGACTCTAACAAAGGTCGAAGGTCTTATACCTAAAGTATAAGGGGGTGGCAGATATGAGTAAGAACCTTAACGACTTATTCGGCAGAACGCGAACCCCGGCCCTAAAGTATAACGACCCTAAAGAGGTAGCGGCCAGGGCAGAACGGGAAGCAATCAATAACCCGCAGCCTTCCGTAGAACTGGAACTAAAGGTGGTAGGTAGCGAACCTATTAGCCCTATACTTGCTAGACAGGTACCCAGTAGCTATAAAGGTACGGTAAGCGGCCGACAAAATGCCAACAGTCCCGAATTACAGCAACTACCGCAGCCTAACCGGGTAGACGGCCCTAGGCGTGATAAACTGGCCGCTGACATTAGGCAGGCACAAAAGCGGCTAGACGTTCGCCAAGGTAAAAAGGAGCTATTAGAGCAGCAGCATAACGAAGCGGTAATGAAGCGCCTAGAAGCCCAGCAGCAACTAGACACGTTTGACTTAGTACAAATATTGCTGCAGAAGACGAGCGACTACGCCAGGCAGCAAGCGAAAAGCCGCATAGAGGAAATTGTTACTAGTGCATTGAGCGTAGTATTCGGTAAAGATTATTCTTTTGCTATAGACCTGCAGGTACGTAGTAATAGGCCCGAAGCAGATTATTACTTGACTAGCGAAGGGGTAACTACACAACTAAAGCCCCCCGATTACGACCGCGGCGGCGGGGTAGCAGACGTAGTAAGCCTGGCGCTTCGCCTGGCAGTAGGGGAGCTGGAAGGTATAGCAGGGCCGTTATTCTTAGACGAGGTAGGCAAGCACGTAAGCGCAGAATTCGCGCCGAATGTAGCGTACTTCCTAAAAGAATATAGTAGTAAATTCGGGCGGCAGATCGTACTAATTACACATAACGAAGCCCTAGCCGCTGTAAGTGATCATAGTCTAGCAGTAACGCAAAGGGGCGGGATAAGTAAGGTGGCGGTAATATGATAAGATTTTTAGTTTGTGGCGACTGGCACCTAAAGGGGGCGAATCCCCGTAACCGCGTAGGCAGCTACAAACAGGCGGCCATAGACAAGCTGCGTGAGGTATTCCAGTTGGCACAAGCGTACGGCTGCGAAGCAATTATACAGCCTGGGGACATATGGGACAGCCCCGAAGTAGCTAACGGCGTACTGCTGGAATACATGGCCGTACTACAAGAAAGCCCCTGCCCCATAATATCCTGCAGCGGTAACCATGACGTGTACGGCTACAACCTGGAAAGCTTAGAACGGGCCAGCCTTCATATTCTTGAATTATTAGTACCGAAACTTTCGGTAAACAAGGGTATGGGTTACAGGGTAACCGAAAAGCCGTACGTAGATATAACAATGCAGCCTTATGAGGGTAAAGTAGATGTAGACGGCTGGGGTTATGCTTACGAGTGGCCCAAAAATAAAAGACAGACAGACTACAGCGACATAACCCATATTCACGTTGTACACGGTATGCTATTAGACCATGAACCCCCTTTTGATAAATTTACGCTGCTGAAAGACGTAGTAACAAACGCCGACATAGTAATTAGTGGCCACGACCATACGGGCTACGGAATTTACAGCAGGGCCGACGGCGTGACTTTTATAAACCCAGGCGCCCTACTACGTAGCGCGGCCAGCATATCAGAAATTGAACGGCCGATACAGGTAGCGTTAATAGAAATAAGGGGTAAGGGTGACTACGACGTAAAGCTTATACCGATAACCTGCGCTAAACCGGGTAACGAAGTACTAGACCGTAGCAAGATAGAAGCCGACAAAAAGCGGGCCTATGCTATGGAAAGCTTCGCAGCCCTCATACAATCGGATGCGGGGGAAAAGGTACTGATAGATATTAACGGCATAGTAGAGCAGATCGCGGCTAGCGAGAAGTACAGCCCGGCGGTAGTAGCGGCGACCCTAGAGCGTATAGCCGTGGAGCGGGAAAAACTATGAAACCAGCAGGAGTAATACACCTACCAGGCGGCGGGGCTATGGTGGTAGTAGCCAAGCATAGGGGCCTGGGTACAGCTAAAGCACTACAAGCGGCTATGCAGGCCGAAGACGTAAAAGTAGCCCAGGTAGCAAAGGTAAAGTATTGGAATTGTAAAAATTGCGGGCACCTAGCCGAGCAAACCGCGCAGCTGAAAGAATTGTCTTTCAAATGGCTGGGGCCGCGGACTTCGAAAACGACCTGCCCGAATTGTGGAAGCTACACGCTGCAGCAGGCATACGACGAAACTTTTAAGGCGGGCTACTTCGTAGTAGTAAAATCCTATAACGGCATAAGAGGGAAGGGGTAAACATGAACCAGGAACAGCGCAAAGATATACTAAAAAAGTACGCTAAAGAATTCGCAGTGTGTCCTAAATCAAACAATACACTACTGGAAGGTATCTACTACGATAGTAAAGGGCGTGGCATAGTGACAAATACGCACGTACTACTGCTAGTAGACGACGTAGCTAGCCCTGGCACAAGCCCTGTAGTGTTACACCATGCGACAGGTAACATTTTAGAAGGTACTTACCCTAATGTTGACCGTATAGTACCCGAAAAATACAGCCTAAGTATTGACCTGTTTCCCGAAGTTTGGCGAGAAATAGAACCTAAACAGCTAAAAGCTTTAGAAAAACTACATAAAGTAGCTGAGGGTGTAGCTACCCTGCTAGATGGGGTACCCGCGATCATGGCAGGTGTAGAGTTTTATACAAAAGTAGCAAGCTACGAAGTAGGGGGCTGCGAACTTATGCTAAAGGTCAGTGACAGCACTATAACATTTTCGGCCATACTTCCAGCGGTAAAAGTACGCGAGGTAGAATTTCAAATAGGATTTAATCCCACGTACGTAGTAAGCGCCTTAAAATTGATAGCGGCCTTTAAGCCGAAGAAGGTAACGCTAAACTTTAATACAGCCTTAGCGCCTATGGTATTCACTACCGACGTAGGCGTAACGGTACTGGTAACCCCTATAAGAATACCGTAGTAAGGAGGGCAACATGGATTTATTAGAACAAAAACCACAATTTAGCGCTAAAGCTTTCGGACTAGGAAAAGCGGTAAGGGTAGAGGATATTAGCTACCTGCAGTCGGGTCGTAAGCTGGTATATAACAGCAAGTTTAAAGACTTAAAGACCGACGCTATTATTGCAAACTTCGCACCGTTAGAATTAGTAATATCTTACTGGGATAAGAAAGAAGTCGGCGTACGAACGCTGCTGATACCTGTAGACCTGGTAGCGGATAAGCTAATAGAAATTAAACTTATGGAGGTAGCCCCATGAAAGAGAATATAAAAGAACAGCTGCAGCAACTAATACAGGTATTCGGTCCCGAAAAGGTACTGCATAACGCGTACCAGCTGCTAGGCGGCCCAGGCGTAGAACCAAAGGTAGCTACAGTAACCCACGAACTTAGCGTAAGAAAGGCTGTAGACGGTAGCCGAATGATTATAAGCGCCCTGGACGAGTGTCTAGGGAAAGCAGCAGATAACGCGCACGAAATTATTACCCGGTTAAACGAATTACAGGCCGCTAAGGGTAAAGGCGTACCCGCTGAATACTTTAAAATATTAGGCCCCGAAGGTTTAGACTACACTTTTTCAGCCTTAGACAGCGCGGTAACTTCCCAGCTGGAAGCAGGCAATAAGCGCGAAGCCGCCCACCGTGACCGTAGCGACCTGGTACGTAGACGGGCGCAGCTAGAAACTAGTATAAAGTTAACGGAAGCCGAAGCTATCATGGGCATAGTGGGCACAGGTAAAGACGCTTATGTACTGATAGGCGACAAAATGACTTACATGCCTAACGACACAGCCCGCGACGCTTACCGCCGCACTATGTCAATGGTAGACCGTCAAGAACTGGCCAAGGTAAACGGCGAAATCTACAGCATAGAAGCCGATATAGTACGAGCAAAAGACGCCTGGGACACAGCCAAGGAATTAAGCGACACGCTACGGGCCAGGGGTAACGCCCAGGCCGCGCTACTTAACTTTTTAGCTAGCCGGGGATAACCCATGGACGTTAAGCAGAAAGAAAGGCAGCAGCGCGGCGAAGACTTTCAAAATGAGATTAGACGGGGCTGGCGCTTAGTGCCTAACTCATGGCGACGTCGCGTAGTGGATGGCCAGGGCAGCGGTACGCAGCCCGCAGACGAAATAATACTACTACCCGAAGGTAACGTACTGGCCGAGCATAAACGGACGGTAAACGACCGCTTTAACATTAACAAGCTGGAACCTAACCAGCAAAAGGGCCTGCTAGACTTCGACGCGGTACTGCCTAATAACTACGGCCTGGTATTCATTAGCTTTTTAGACGAAGCCCGGCATGTAGACGAAACGTACGTAGTAAGGTTTTTAAGTTTGGCCAAATACCTACGTAGTAAAGGGCGTATAAGCATAACCAGGAATGAATTAATGGTAAATATCCTAAGTGGTAAGGTGTGCTTTATACCTACAACAACGGCAATAGAAAGAACTTATGATTTAAGGGGGCTGGGTACTTGCTTGAAATCTATGTAAGTAACAATATACGGATACGCGGGGCTACTACCCCACTAAGGGCGGCGGTAACAAGAGCGTTAACCATACCGAACCCCGAATATCTAAAGCGCAGGGCGCAGCGTAGGCCCTGCTGGGGCATTACGGCGACACTAACCTTATACATAGTCGTAGGCGATATTATAATAGCGCCTAGGGGCTTCCTAGCGGAACTACAGCTAATACTACTAGACCAGGGGCTACGGCCTACAGTAACTTTTAACTATAACCAAGCCAAACACGTAGACTTCGGGGCGTGGAACCCAGCTTACGAGCCATTCGGCCACCAGGTACCAGCAATAGCCGCTATGGTAGCGCAAAACGGCATAATCCTAGCGCCTGCAGGGGCGGGTAAAACGCTTATAGGTATGGCGGCCATTCGAGAAATAGCCGTACCTACGTTATGGCTGGCCCATACAATAGACCTAATAAAACAGTCGGCAGCTGCAGCAATGAAGTATATGCCAGGCGTCGGTCGTGTAGGTATGCTGGCCGAGGGTACAGTAGACTGGGGTGACGGTAAACTAATCGTAGCCACAGCGCAGACCCTGCAGGGTAATGACAGACTGATACAAGCACTTAACGGCTTCCTGGGTATGGTAGTAGTTGACGAAGCCCACCATTTTCCTAGCGAAATGTTTAACAGCGTAGTAGACCAGTTTACCGTTAAACATTTAAAAGGCGTAACGGCTACAGCCGACCGTAAGGACAGAATGGAAAAGGTAATGTACTTAGGGATAGGCCCTGTGCTACACGAAGTACCCCGCGACATTCTTTACGACAATGGTTTTCTGGTAAGGCCGAAAATAGAATTTATCTATACGGACTTTTGCAAAGAAAGCGCCAGCGATCGAAACGAAATAGACGCCGTGGACGCTGGGGGCGACGACTTCGACTATGTAGGGCTAATACGGGACTTATGTGCAGACGAAGCACGTATAGAACTGATTGCCCAGGAAATTGTAGACAGCGTAGCGGGTAATTGCCAACTGGTATTATCTGATAATATCCGATATTTGTACAGGCTGCAGGCTAGGGTAAATGTACTATGGCACGCTTCCAAAGTATCCTATCCTCTATTTGACGGCGTTATACACGGTAGCTTACAGCGCTATGTATGGTACGTAGTAAAGAATGAAAAAGCGGGCCTACAAATGGTAGCCGAGGGTGCAGCCTTAGCAGTAAAGCATAACAAGGGCCTAAAGCGCTGGGAAACGAAGCACGAACAGTACACGCCCCAGGAATACGCCGCCTGGCAGATTAACCCCAGGGAACGGGCCGACCGTATCGACGCCCTAAGAGAAAGAAAGCTGCAGATCGTGTACGCCACGGCCCAGCTGGTACAGGAAGGGCTAGACATTCCCCACCTAACAGTAGGTCACCTGGCGACACCAAAGCGGGGCGACAGTAAGGAAAAGGGCAGGCAGGACGGCAGCGCAGTAGAGCAAGCTATAGGACGGCTGCAGCGTCGCGATCCTAAGAACCCTAACAAAGTGTCCATATGGAAGGACTACGTAGACTACAATATCGGTGTATTTAAAGATCAGTACCTAAGTAGGCGAAAAGTGTATAAGCGCCTGGGCCTGGTACTACCGAAAAAAGAAGCGGTAAAAAGTACTATAAGCCAGCTAGACGATTGGCTGGGGACTATGCCGTATTAAGGGGGTAATATTATGGCCATATCAAAGGCCGAAGAATTAGCAAGAAATTTGCGGTATCTAAACTACGCGCTTACCGAAGAAGAACTTAACGCAATAGACGACATACTAGTAAACGCACTAATACGGATAGGTAGCGAAATACGAGAAACATTAGAGGGGGTATCACTAGATTGAAAACAGTAAAAGCAGGGTTTTCCATAATTGACCACGTAAGCGGCGGGGCCATACTTGAAAAATTAGAAATGATAGGCCGTATCTGCTACAAGTCGGAAGAAAAAACTACCGCAACTTCTGCGGCGCCTTTTGTCACTGGGCTAATAAAACGGGGGCACGAAGCCATGCTAGAACATGTAAGCCTTAGCGTACAGTTTACGACTGACAGGGGCGTAACCCATGAACTAGTACGGCACAGGCTGGCCAGCTTCGCCCAGGAATCGACAAGGTACTGCAACTACAGCGCCGATAAATTCGAAAACAGCGTAACGATTATAAGCCCTGGCTACTGGGAAGCCGCTAGCGACGACACCGAGTACGACGCCCATATTAAAAGAATGTCTAGGAGCATATACCAAGACACCGCGCATACCGTGGAAAAAGCGTACTTCGACCTGTTAGCCTTAGGTAATAGCCCGCAGCAGGCCCGTATCGTACTAATGACTGGCACAAAAGCCGAACTAGTTATAACTGCTAACTTACGAGAATGGCGGCACATTATGAACCTTCGGGCCGTAGGCACTACAGGCGCCCCGCACCCGCAAATGATCGAAGTCATGCGGCCACTACTTGACACGTTTCACGATTTTGTACCCGTTATTTTTGATGATATTAACTACTAGGTATGTCAAATTTTTTTAATGCCGAGTGTCTTAAAAAGACACGAAATACTTATTGCGTATACCAATTAATATAAAAAATAAAATTTATGGGGGAATTTACATTATGACAACAGTAGCAAACACAAATGAAGAATTAGCGGCACAAAACGCGCTGCAGACTAAAGACTTAGTACAGGTACCAGCTGTGGGCGCAGTAGCCGCAGTGGCCAAAACGAAAAGCTACGCAGCGGCCCTACTCGAAGGCATGAAAGCTGACTTCCTAGAGGTCAATGATGGCATGGACTTAGATTTTGTGTACTTAGGCAGCTGGCTTACCCTAGATAAAAAAGGTATTTTCGTGGAGAAAGACGGCAAGGAAGACGTAAAAACCCGCGTAGCATACGGCGAAACTATCGACGTTATCGTAGCTCAGGGAGAAAAACGTTGGACATTATGGGGAAAACAAAAAAGCCCCGAAGATGGCCAGTTAATTGTAGCCGAGCGCGAAGAAGTAGACGCAGTAGCCAAGTTAGAAAACTGGTTAGAGCAGCACCCGGAAGCCGCAGACCGTTACGACGCACACAGCGCAAAACTTTGCTACCTGGCGTATGTTATCCCGGTTAAAACTCTTAGCCCTGACGACTACCCTAAAATCTACCTTATGTCATTCCCTCCTACAGCTACCATAAGTTACGGCAAATACGCCTTTAACGGGGTATTCCAGGGTAAGTACAAAGTGCTAGGAATTCCAGCCCGTACAGGTATGGCCAGCGTAGTAACCCGTATCGGTAATGTAGAAGCGGGTAGCGGTAGCGAAACCTATCTAGCCCTAACCTTTGAGCCTGTAGGAATGTTTAGACCCGAAGAATACGGCGTAAATCCTAACGGCGACGTAGGCGCCCAGCAAGCAGAGTAAATTTACTAGGGGGCGTACTACATGGCAGGCAAGGAAAAAGAAAATACCGCCGACCAATTTAAGTACGTTGATGTTTGGCATAATGCGGAGAACGAGAGGTCTAGCGAATGGGAACGTATAGAATATACTAACGTTCCCAAGTACCAGCAGGAAGTAGCTTTTAACTACAATTGCTTCGCGACTATACAGCGTTTTGCTAACGAGGTAAGGGCACGGGGGGAAGAATTCATAGCCCCCCTTTACTTTGACCTAGACAGCGCCGACCCGAGCATTAGCCAGGCAGACAGCGTAAAACTTATAGACTTTCTTACAATAGAATTAGAAGTGCTGCCTACAGATATATGGATATATTTTAGCGGAAGTAAGGGCTTTCATATTCTGATATCTAGTACAGCAGCAGGTGTACAGCCAAGCAATTATTTACATAAAGTATATAAGCATATGGCGGGCTATTTAATTCACAGGCTGGGCCTTACTACGCTGGACTTAGTTGTATACACTTCTTCGCGTATGCTGCGGCTGCCGAATTCGGTACACGCCACGACAAAAAAATACAAAGTCGAATTATCTATTGAAGAACTGAAAACTTTAACACTAGATCAAATAAAGGAACTTGCTTCACAGCCCCGCAAAAATGCAGCCTTTACAGGAGAGCAGCGGCGCGAAGGCCGAGCAGTACGCCCAAAGCTTGCCGACTTCTTCGAGAATAAGAAGCAAGAGCAGCAGCAGGCCATAGCAACGACCAGCGCTAGGTACCAAAAAGAAAAGTACCACTTTAGCAAAGAGCAAGCGCCCGCCTGCGTGGAAGACATTTTAGCTGGCGGCTGGAAGAAGGAAGGCGACAGGAACCAGGCTACTATACAGCTGGCCTGCTACTTCAAAGACGCAGGGCACACGAAAAACGAAGCCCTGGACATTCTAGTAAACTGGGCCACGCAGCACACTAGCGCCGAAAAAGGCTACCAAGTGCAGCAGCGTACCGCTAACACTAGAAGCGTAGTAGACGTAGTTTACAGCCAGGATAATGATTACAAGTTTGGTTGTGCTTTCATTCGCAGCCTACACGGGGAAAAGAAAATAGGCAGCAAAGACTACCAGCGCGTAGCCTGCAGCGGCGACCTTTGCCCATGTATTGGAACCGAAGAACCTACAGAAGCGCCCATAACCCTACACTTAGCGCAGACAGGCGACGCTAGCCTAACGGGTAAGTTAATTCGAACTAGGGTAATGGTCGCAGGTAAAAAGCATACGCCGTACATAGTGCCTAAGAAAGTGGAATATAGCTGCTGGGGATATAAAGGCTGTAAAAAGGTACATTGCCCCCTATTCGATATACCGACCCATACCGTGTACAAAGATATGGGAGTAGCTAACCGGGAACTTATACAAATGACGGGTACTGCTGACGACAACATAAAAGGAATACTACGTGAATTATCGGGTATTCCCAGCTGCCCCAAGTTCACTATGGAAACGGTAGAAACGACCAACGTAGACGAACTACTGGTAATACCGATGGCAGAGCAAATGGACAGCAAAGAAGCGGATACGGCAGAAGGCAGCGGCCACTACGTACTACGTAAGGTATACGCAATAGGCGGGCTGGACGTATCAGAAAACAAATACTACGAACTGGACGGCTACGTATACGCCCACCCGAAGAACCAGGAAAGTACGGTACTAATCAAAGAAGCCAGGGCCTTACAGGACGTAGTAGCCAGTTTTAAGCTTACGGAAGAAGCTAAGGAACTACTGCAGGTATTTAAGCCCCACGACTACAGCCCGGAATGTATCGAAGAAAAGCTAGCGGCCATATGCGCCGACCTAACGTACAACGTAACCCGTATCGTACAAAGAGACGAAACGCTGCTAGCCCTACTACTTGTACAGCACAGCGTACTACGCTTTTCGGTACCCTGGGACAGCAGCCAGCTACGCGGCTGGGTGGAAGCTATGATAGTAGGCGACACTTCGACAGGTAAGAGCGCACTAATAGAAAAGCTTATGCGGTACTGCGGCCTAGGGGCACGGGTAAACGCTGAGAGTACCAGTAGGACAGGCTTAACCTACAAGATGGAGCAGAGCGGGGCAGGCGGTAGCTGGTACATTGTATGGGGCGCCTGGCCACTAGCTGACAAAGAAATGATATGGATTGACGAAGCTAGCGGCATAACTAAGGATGAATTCGGAGAAATGACGCTAGCCCGGTCAGACGGCCGCCTAGAAGTAAAGCGGGCTGTAACAGCCGAAACGCCGTGTAGAGTACGGGCTATATTGACCAGTAACGTACCGAAAGGAAAAATGTTAGCTGATTATGGCCAGGGCGTAGAGAGCCTTAAAGACCTGTTTAATAACGAAGATATACGCCGCTTCGATATGGCCGTGTTTATGAAGGCCGCAGACGTCGCGCCCGAAGTTTATAATCAACAGTTGCCTACGTACCCTAGCATGATAACCAGTGAAGCGTATAAAACCAGCATACTGTTTGCCTGGTCACGTAAGCCCGACGACGTTATTTTTGCAGAGGATACTATAGACCGCATACTTTCAGTATCTACAGAACTTTCTAAAATATATGGAAATGCTGCAGACATTCCACTGGTGAACCCTGCCGATCAACGTAATAAGATAGCCCGTCTTAGTGTAGCGCTGGCCGTACTCACTCATAGCACCGACGAAACGGGCCATAAAGTGGTAGTACACCCTGGGCACGTAACATTTATAGGCGAGTACCTTAAAAGCTTATACAACGCCCCAGGCTGCGGCCTTAACTATTACGCAAAGCTAGCCATTAAAGAAATGGAAATGACTAAAGACCGCTATGAGCGAATAACCGTAGACCTTAGAAAAATAGACACTTTAAAAGGTGATATTAAATTCTTTGAGTTTATAAAGCTTTTCGCCAGGCAGAAGTATTTAAGGCTGGGGGACGTCGAAGCCATGCTTTCAATTGATAAGGAAGAATCTAAAGCTATTGTAAATACTCTGGCTAAAATGCGAATGGTAGAAATGACTAGCGGCGGCTACCGCAAAACTTCCCGGTTTAACGCGTATATAGCCTACTGCTTCAAACTAGGGCTATTTGATGATATGGAAGATGATTATTAGGAGGGCGACAAAATGTATGAAGTATCAGTAATGCGAGGGCTGCCGAAGCGCGGCGAACACTTCCAAAATACAAAGACCGGCGACACCTACGACGTAATCGAAATACTACCCTTAGGGGTAAAGCCCCCAGGCTTCGCCGTCAATGCTAACAATGGTAAACACTATTTGACAGAAGCCCAGGTACTGTATAGCAAAGGGGCGCTTACTTACTACCGAAAGGTAGACGAATTTATGGGCCTACGATTCGACGAGAAGCAGAAAGCCTACGTAACCCGCTTTATTAGGACAAAAGTGTTATGAGACTAGGCGGCATGTTCCCCAGCAGTAGGGGCCTAGCCGATACGGTGAAGAAAGCGGCACCCATAACGGCCGCCGCTTCTTCCCTGGCTACGGCCATAGTAAATGCTGTAAGTAAAAAGCCTGGTGAATTCAATATAAAATGGCCAAGAATGAGAACCCAAAAAGTAAAAGACTACAAGGTAATTACTACAGTAGAGCAGCTAAGGGCTTACATAGCCCGTTGCGTAGAAACTGGTATAGGCGGCTTCGACTACGAAGCAGGGCCAAGCGCCAAGATACGCGCCAAGTATGAACCGAGGATAGCAGGACTGGAAAGCGAGTTATCAGCGCTAGCCCGTATAGAACCTTACGACGATAAAGAACGGCGGGAAATAACGGCCAAAGCTAAGACATTAGAAAGTCAGTTAAAAGCCACTAAAAAAGAATATGATCGAAGCCCGTTAGACCCGCACAGAGCGGCAATATGTGCCCTTAGCCTGTCAGCAGCCCCCGACGAAGCGCGGGCAATTTTTATAAGCAATAAGCCGGGTAAACGTACTTTTGAAACGGGTATAACCGATAGGGACGAAGCAAGGCGCCTAGTATTCGACATACTGGAAGAAGAATTCTTTCACAGCCCTAAGATAATGAAGATCGCCGTTAACTTGCAGTACGAAGCTACGCAGACCGCAGCCCTAGGCAAGTACATTTTGCCACCAGTAGCCGACCCTTTCCTAATGTGGATACGTTGTCTGCAGGTAGTAGCGCCCCATAAGATAAATCCCGACGTACCGTACGAAGGCAAGGGCCTTAAACCTATGACAAAAGAATACCACGGCGTAGAAATGCAAGACTTTAAGGCACTGCTGGCAGAATTCGGCGTAAACTTCTTCGACGAGATACACGCCGACGAACCTAAAGCCCTTTCGTATTGCTGCGAAGACAGCGACTATGCAGTACAGCATTATCTATACTGGCTAGAGATAGCCAGGCAGATACCGGGATACGACTACTGGCTGCATAATATTGAAATGCCTTTTGCCCGTGTCATAGGACTAATGGAGTTTAACGGTATGGCCTGGGACAATAACCTAGCGGAAGTAAAAGAGCAGGAAGCGGCCATAATGCAGGAACAGGCCAGCGATGAGATAAAGCGTATTGTGCTTGAAGCTACGGGCCTAAAAATCAATACGGGCAAGACAGGTAAAACCAATGAAGTAAAAAGCGTAATATTCGACACTATGGGGCTAAAGGCTGCCAAATGGTCGAAGACGACGGGCGATGCTAGCCTAGACGAAGAAGCCCTTATAGACATGCGCTTTATGTTGGAAAACAAGTTAGAGGATATTAAAGAAGAAAAGTACCTAGCAGTAGCCCTGCCCGATAAATGGGAAGCTTTAGACCCCGATACTGACCCCGAACTTAGTAAAGACGAACGCCAGGCTATAAGGATAGCCCGCAGGCCCTGGCACCCGTACAAAGACGCGGCCCTAGCTCTAATAGCGCAGCTACACAAGATACAGCAGTACAGTACGCTGCTATCTTCTCACATTATAGGGCGCGCCAAGTACCAGCACGAAGAAACGGGCCGTATTCATGCTAAGTACAGCCAATGGACGGAAACCAGCCGCCTAAACAGCTATTCACCGAACGGGCAGAACGTGCCCGCTATGCACAATGATGTATTTAAAATTCGTAACTTCTACGTACCTGCTAAGGGTAAAATACTCTATTTCATAGATTTTAGCGGCTTCGAACTTCGGTTAATGGCCTGGAAATCGGGCGACCCGGTTATGATCGAACTATTTAACACGGGCGGCGATATGCACAGAAGAACAGCTGCGGAAATAACAGGTAAGGCAGAGAAGGACGTAACCGACCACGAACGTACAGACGCGAAACCCGCTAACTTCGGTATATCTTATGGGGGCACAGAACACGCCCTACAAAAAACCGTTAAAACCGATTACGGTAAGCGCTGGACGCTAGACAAATGCGCTAGTATCGTGGCTGCTGTAAAAAATGCTTACAAGGGTATCCCACGATACCAGCGGGATATAGTTATCACGGCCAGGGAACAGGGATGGGTAAGCACTATTTACGGGTACATTCGTCTGCTGCATAACATTAACAGCCCTAACAAAAACACCAGGGGCAGCGACGAGCGCCGCGCTGGTAATACGCCAATCCAAGGTAGCGCGGCCGACGTTATGAAAAATTGCCAAAACCAGGTATACGACGAAATAGGGCGCGGAACGCTGGCGCGTAGACTCGACCCTAACGCTGACATTATCCTGGCCCATGGCGTTACTGATATGGAAGCGCAGATACACGATGAAATTATATTCGAAATGACTGACGACGTTAACGTAGTAAGAAAAGCCAGTGCCTGGGTAAAATCCATTATGGAAATGCCGCCGCTTCCCGACTTCCCCGTAAAAATAGAAGCAGAAGCGTCGGTAGGGTATCGCTGGGGAGAAAAGGAGAAGGTAGACAAATGGATAGCAAAAAAGAACGCGTAAGCCGCTGGCCGCTAGACGGAGAGCGCACAGCCTACAAAAAAGAGCACTGCGGTAGCTGCTGGGAATTTACTATGGAAGCTTTACAAAGGGGCTGCCGACAAGCAGAGGGCAGCCGCGGTAAGTTTGCAGTGCGGCAAGGCTTTAATAGCGCCTGCATTAACTGGCGACCTACCTTAACCCTGGCCAGCTACCAGGCAGACATACAACGAACAGCCCGCGAAGACCTTAGTAAGATAGACAGGCAGACCGAAGCGGCCATAGGAGCAGCTTCGGAAGCTGGGGAAATAGCCGACCTAATTAAAAAGCACCGTTACCAGGGGCACGACCTGGATACCCGTAAGATATTGGAGGAAAGCGGCGACGCCCTTTACTACATAGCGCGGGGCCTTCAAGAAATTGGCTGCAGCTTAGAACTGGCAATGTGTATAAACGTACTAAAGCGTAAGGAAATATACCCTAACGGCTTCGACCCCGAGCGTAGTAAGGGTAGGGCGTAGTTATGGCAAAGCGATACCTAAATAAAGATGAGCGCGACTAAATTCCCATATCAATATTAGGGAGGTAATAACATGGACAAAGACACTAGCAACCTGGCCGCACAGGTAACGCTTAACAGAACTTTTAACCGTCTTAACGATGTACTGGAAGAAGAAGGCGTACACCTAGTAGCTAGGTATAATGGAGCGCCCGCACTAATGTTAGCCAGTACTAGGCACCAAATGAAATGGTACGAAGGCGTAAGAACCCACGCCTACAAGCAGGACAGGCCCCCGATTGACTGGGACGCATTTCTAGCCCAGCAGACAGAAATAAACACGCAGAAAGAACATGATTACGACAAAGCTTTTACTAAGGGCCTGGTACAGTTTGGCCGCAGCGTATGGGATTGGGAAGCACATAAGAAGCTTAACCGTATTCGTACCTGGATAACGAAAGGTGAACTACGAGTAAAGGGCGATGGTATCGTAAACGCAGTAGGTGACCTGTTTAATTACACGGTTCTGTACCATACTTGGCTAGAAGCTACGGCCCTACATAAAGATCCGCTAAGAGCTGACAACGTGACCAACTTCTACCGCATAGCTTCTATGTACACGCCTAAAGAGTGGGTACACCACTTAATAGACGAAGAACTGATAGCAGAAGCGGAACACGACCTACAGGGTATCGTCTTTACTTTCATGGCTGGGGTAGGGGCCGCGTATCGGTAATAAGTACGTAGCAGGGCTGGCGGCCTTCGGGCTGGCCCTGCTACTAATAGGGGGCGTACCTAGTGGGGGGAAAACAACAAAAGAAATCATATGCCCAGCGCCAGGGAGACAAGAAGCAGGACAGGTACAAGAACGTAGTAGCAAAGCAGAAAGCAAAGGGGGCGCCGAAATTGAAGAAATCACAGAAAAACAGCCCACACTTCCAGCCGAAGAAGCCGCCCATAGAAGGGACACTGATAACGGGGGAATTCGCGAAGGCGTGGACAGCGAACAGGAAGAAAGCCTTTTACACGGGCTGGGCGATAGGGGCCAGTCAAGGGGCGATAGTAGCCCTAGCCGTGGCGTACGTGCTGGGACATTTAAAGTAACAGCCTACAGCAATGGGCTGCAAGAAACAGGCAAGGCGCCTGGTGACTATGGATACGGAATAACGAAAAGCGGGCGTAAGACAGTAGAAGGCAGGACGATAGCCACCGACTGGAACGTACTGCCCGAAGGAACCGTAGTATACATAAAAGGCGTCGGATACCGCACAGTAGACGACATAGGCGGCGGTATAAATGGGCGGGAAATAGACCTGTATATAGATGGCAGCCCCTACGTACTGAGTGAGTGGGGCGTAAAATATTTAGAAGTTTACGTAGTAGGAAAGGAAGGGTAAACATGAGTAACATAAGGGGCGAACGGACTAGTCACTACGTAGTAAAACACCAATACGTCACAGTAAAACGGACGGCTGGCGTGTTCTACGTAGAAGGTACTTATAACCAAGATTTTATTAGTTACATAAAGACGTTACCAAAAACAGACCGCACCTATGAACCCGACGCCAAGCGCTGGGTAATAAAGATAATACACCTTAACAACGTAGTAGCCCAGGCCCGCGCTATGTTCTCTAAAGTACTATACGGCGAAGGCGGCGACTATGAAGAAATGACTTTAGGAGGGGTAACGTGGAAACAGGAAAAGTTAGACCTGTAGAACCTACTCTAATGATCGACGACGCTAGGCTAGAGCTACTAGCCGAAACATTCATAAAACATAACGTATACGCTACGTATGGCGTAACATTCGAAAGATATCTAGGCTACGTAGCTGCGGGTAAACGTAGTTACTACGTATTTTGTAAGGGGGTAGTAAGATGAAATTTCAAGCTATTATTTGCGTAGGGGCCAGGGCTTACACGGTAAACCTGGGCGAAGACTTACAATTCAAACACGCGCTAGATGCCTTAAAATTCATAAGAGAAGGGCTACTAACTGACGGGGTATTTAGTAACGATGGGAAAGAAGCCCTGGAAATTAATTGCCTAGATAAATATGATAGTATTCGCGTAGTTGAATGGGTAGACATGCCGCAGCTTCCAGCGGTAGAGCCTGCCGAAGCCGACCAGGTGACGGAAGGGGCGAAAGAGTACGCACTAGCAAATATAGCGGGCTTTAACTACCTGGCCCAACCGATGGACGTAAGCCTGTTAGTCTACTACGCAAGTAATGACCACAAAGTACTAATGCCTTCCGTGATAAACGGCAGCCATGCTCATGGATACATGAGCGAAAAAAACGTAGTAGAACTTATGCACAAGATCGCACAGCAGCGCCTACAGTTAACGCCTGACGGGTATACCGTACTGCTATATCCCGGCCCTATTACGGATATGGAAGACGCCATAGAATACCTGCGAGAGTGGGCAACTTATAGGGACAGTGGGTATGTTTTTGCACCTAAAAGAAAAAACGCTAAAGCCTTCCACGGCTGGAATGAAAAGGAGTAGTAACATGAAGTTAGTATATATAGCGCACCCATTCACCAGCCATGGCACCATAGCCGAGAACCAACAGGCCATAGACACTATTTGCAGGAGTATAGTAGCCGATAGCCCCGACGTAGTGCCCGTTAGCCCGATACACGCCTTCGGATTTTATGACCCGACAGGCTGCCAAGATAAGGTGATAGGCTACTGCAAAGAGCTACTAAGCGCTTGCAGCGAAATATGGTTATACGGACAATGGCGACATTCTAAGGGCTGCCGAGCAGAAGCCCAACACGCCATGATACAGGGATTACTAGTACGTGATATGGAAAAAGAAGGAGATAATACATTATGAAAAGCAGATTTACGGCATTATTACTACAAACCGAGCGCCCAGGGATTGAACAACTTATAACCCATTTAGAAGGTACAGACTTCTTTACGGCCCCCGCGTCCACTAGGCACCACGGGGCACATGCAGGCGGGCTACTAGAACATTCTCTAGCCGTGTACGAACACCTGCTACGCCAGTCGGCAGCCTACCCCGAAAAGCTGGCCAATAATTACAAGCGGGAAAGCCTAATACTGACCGCGCTGCTACATGATATTTGTAAGGCCGACTACTACGTAGTAGAAATGCGGAACGCGAAGAACGAACAGGAAAAATGGGTAAAGGTGCCGTTTTATACGGTTAACGAGCAGCTACCATATGGCCACGGTCAAAAATCGGTTATCATAGCCCTGCAATTTATTCACCTAACGCCCGACGAAATAGCGGCTATCTTATGGCATATGGGGGGCTTCGACGATCAAGCAAAAACCCATTCTTTCGGTAAGGCGTATAGTATGTACCCGTTATGCCTGGCGCTACACGTGGCAGATATGGCAGCTACTTACTACGATGGTATATAACGATGGGTAAAGTAGTACCGCTATTTAAGAAGGACGGCCCGCAGATAGAACTAGTAGACAAGCTGGAAGAAATCATAGAACTGGCCAGGGAAGGCTACTTTACAAACTTCGTATTCGCGGGCCAGCGCGTTACTGACGGCGACGTTACGACCGCGTTCGCCCACGCCGACGCCCCGAAGCGTACCGAACTTATCGCACATATGCAGGTAGAAGTCGTTAGCGATATGGTAGAAAGTATTTACGTAGTAGAAAGGAAGTAGGGCTATGAATACGCCAACGAAACCACCGAACATAGTACACCTAGACAAACATAACCAGACCGTAGTAGAAACGCTGCGCGAAATGCTAGCAGCGGCAGAAGCGGGGGAGCTAGACGAAATAGTAGTAGCCGCCCACTATAAAGGCGGCCGCGTAGTAACCCTGCAGAACTGTAATAGCTTGTACGAATACGGGGTATTGGTGATGTACCTGCAGGGCAATCTAGCCCGCAGGCTGACCACTAACCACCTTGCCGACGAGGGTTATATAATATACGAAACACCGCAGCGGTAAGGGAGGTACTACCATGTTAATAGAACCGAAATACGTAATAACGAAAAATAGCGACCAGACGCCGCTATGCCAGGATTGTGAATACTTATATAAGAATTCTAGGGTAGTGCCCTGCGGCGAGTGTAAAGCGCTAGTATCGACTAGGCCGAAAAACTACTACAGCAAGAGGGGGCCACAGTAATGCCCTGGGTATGCGTGGAAAAGCATAATAAGGCCGTAGCCCATTACTTCGAGAAGGGCGCGGCCTTATGCGGGAGAGTTGAAGACCTGGAAGTAGGTAGTGACGACGGTACCGAAAGGCCGCCAGCGTATGCCTGCGGTAGTTGTAAGCGGCAGCTGATAATAAGGGAACGGGGGGTAAAGGCATGAACGAGGTAATGTTAACGATAGCCTTCGGCGTGGCCGTGGGTATAGCCTTATACAACATAGGTATACGCGTAGTAGCATTTGTAGGGGATTTTATAAGGGAAGCACTGGAAACCCTGGTACGTGGCTTATGGCCAAGGGGACGGTAATGGCTACTATACATATACGCTGCGTGTACTGCGATAAGATGGGTAACGGGTGCCGAGGTAAGCCCAGCGGCTGCAACTTCGGCCGACCCGCTAATAGACCAGGGCCTAGAAAAACGAAGGGAATTGATAGCAATGACCAAAAAGGTAAAAGTACGCTGGTTTGACGGCTACCTGGAAGAATTTGACGCGGTAGAAGCCAGGGCAGGGAACGCCCTACTATGGATGAAACTAGCAAATGGGGAAACCAGGCACATACCGCTAATACAGGTAAGATGGTACAGCGGCGTAGCGTAAAAACTTAAAACGGAGTAATAGGGAGATATAACGAGGAAAACAGGGGTGCGTAACTAGTAAGATTATAGGCTGTAAAACGGGTTAATATGACGGTATACGGGTAGTGGAATTCGGGGTAAGAAGTACGTTTTGGGGTTTTACAGCTGTAATGTCTACGAGGGACGGAAAATAAAAATATATAATAGTGTATTTTTTAGGTGGGGGTATTTTCTAAGAAACATACTACAGTAAAAAGAGGACGAAGAAAACTACCCCTAGAAGAAAGACATACTATTATATATATTATTATTATTATTATTATTATTATTATTATTATTATATATATATATATGTTATTACTATAGATACTATATAGTATCTATTAGGAGGTATTTGGTTGAAGGTACAGGGCTATATAGCTAAGGAGACGGTTAAGAAGTTGCTAGCGAACTACCAGGGGCTAATAGCGGGGGATTTGGCAGTAGATGCTATGCCTTGTAATTCGGGGCCAAAGGCTTACGATGGCGTTACAGGTATGTTGCTTAATAAAATAATGCTGGATGAAGCCGTGGAAAGTCTACCACCAAAATTAAGGGCCTGTGTCACATTGCGCTGGTTGCGGGGTAAGTCGAGGGGCGAGACGCTTATGGAATTGGCCATCGGCCAAAAAGAGTACTACAAGAGTTGTGACCTGGCTGTAGATGCCATTTACAGAAAAATTAACGGCCGGGCTACGAATTACCAAAACCTACTAAATAAGATAGCCGCAAAGTAACTATATGGAATTATGATAACTATATGGACGTATTATAAGGAAAAGTGTTTACACACCAGTAGTATGAATCTTATTATTACTATAACGGAAATTTTATGATCAAAAATAGACCAGGGAAGGCAGATAATGCCGCTTCCCTGGTCTATTTCACGGAACACATAGGCGTTTACGTAGTTTTTACAGGAAGGAGGCACGGCAATTTTGGACACGGATTTAGAAACAAATGGTAATTTTAACCCCCATGATGAAGCACTAAAAAAGCAATTACATGAAAAAGCCGACAAATTAAATTTTGTAGGCTCACGAAAAGGTACGACCGTTTTGTACTGTGGCGCTGTAAAGAAGGGAAATCCTTGTAAACAGCTAGCGGGGAACTATACCGATCATTTCGGGCATGGGCGCTGTAAATTTCATGGGGGCCTAACTACTGGCCCCAAGACCGAAGAAGGCAAGGCTATAACCGCGCAAAATGCTACGAAGCACGGCTTATACAGTAAAGGACTTAGCCCGGCAGAACGTGAGATATACGAAGAACTGTTAGAAAAGCCTAAGATAGACCTTTCGCATGAAATACGGCTGCTGCAGACTAAAATCATTACCTACCTGGAAGAATGGCGTAGACGATACGAATATTACGAACAGACTTTAGGCGTACATGAAGCTGATAAAAAAATGAAGGTATGGTATACAACAGGAGAGAACGGGGATAAAGGTTGTTATCATGCTGGCACGATCGAAGACAGGCCGCTTATTAGGGCACTAAACGAATTGGCCAAAATGGTAGAGAAAAACGCCAGGTTAGACCCCGAAGGAAACGAAGACCTTTTATCTATTGTTAATAAAGAATTACAGGCGGCTTCTCATGGGAAGATTACAGTAGCTTGGGGCGCTAGAAATGCACAAGCTATACAGTCTACGTTAGCAAAATGTTAACATTTGATACCTTTCAAGGCTTCGGCCCTTTATATACAAGGGCGTAAAGGGATAGATTACATCATGACGGGGATAACAGTGGTTAAAATACGCGGTTTTTATGTCTTAAAAATAACTTTGTACAATAGTATAAAAGAATATGAGCAGGCGGGGGAGCAATAACCCCCGTCTTTCTTTATGGGGGTGTACTATGGAATTGACTAAAAAAGAAGAACGGTTAGCCGAGTTATTGGCCAAAACCCCAGGCGAGAGCCTTAATATAGGCTATGTTTGCAGCACACTTAGGACAACGCCGCGTATGCTATTAAGTAAGACGCTTCCGGGGTTACGTGCAAAGCTGGAAGCACACGCTACAGAGCAGCAGCTAACCGCAGCAAGAAAGGCGGCCAATTATGGCGCCAGTACCTAACACGGAATTCGATTACCGGGAGGACGTAGACCCGATAAGTGGGGCACCTGTCATAATATCCGTACCTAAGACAGTAAGGGCCGCGCTAGAGGGTATACCATACGCAGTTATTAACGACATTGCCGAGTTATTCCAGCCCGACCGCTTACGGGAAGCTTGGCGCATACTACGGCGTAACGACCCATTCGACTACCAACTAGAAATAGCTGACGCAATTATATACAGCTGCGTCAATTACCTGGGCTGGTTATTCGTGGTAATGATAAGCCGCCAGGCAGGTAAAAATGAGATAAGCGCATTTATAGAACATTATTTACTGCTGTATGGCTACGTATGCGGGGTGCCCGTATCGGGTGTAAAGTTTGCCCCTGTACATAAGCCCCAGGTACAGGCTTCGAAAGATAGGCTAGAAGGTAGCGACACGGTAGAGGGTAATGGACTAGCTGGCTGCTTGCTTACTAAAAATCTATGGAAGTCGGCAGACGGTTTTAAGTATCATATAGGCCCGCCCCGCGATAGTAACAAATGGGTATTCTTGTCTATTAATCCTAGCGCTAGCGTCGCTTCACAAACAGCCCTTACGCTGCTGGAAGGCGACGAAGCCCAGGACATAGATACTAACAAGTGGGAACGTGATGCCCAGCCCATGGCCAGCTTTAGAAATGCTACTACAGTCTTTTATGGTGTAACCTGGACTAAGGGCTGCCATATTGAGAAAGCCAAGAACCAGGCGTATGACATGGAAGTTCGGCTAGAAGCAGAATTAGGGTACAGGCCGAAGCTAGTATTTAAGGTGGACGCCCTGGCCGTAATACGCAGCGGTAACGCCTTCTACAAAAAGGCGTTCGAAAGTCAGCTAGCCAGGTTAGGCCCCGATCATATAGCTATACAGACGCAGTACTTACTAAATGCGGTAGATACAATCGGTAAATTCTTTACAGTAGAGCATAGGGCGCGAATGTATGCCAATACCCACCGTATGAGGGTAGGCCCCGACCCTAAAAGCATATACGTATTCAGCGTAGACGTAGCGGGCCAGGAAGAAGAAGTAACCGAGATAGACGAGGTAGAGGTAGGCTGTCATAAGCGCGACGGAATAGTGCTACTTATAGGGGAACTTCAAACAGACGGTACAGTCGTGCCCGTATGTATTTATCAATGGGTAGGTATAGCGCATAGTAAACAGCGCGATCAAATACTAGCCATTATAAAACATTGGCGCTGCATAGGCGGCGCGGCCGACGCTACAGGCATAGGCGAAGCGTTAGCCTACTACCTAATAGAGAAGCTTCCACGGCTGGAAGTCGAAGCTTATAAATTTAAGGCCCAGGGCGACGAGAATAAGAGTAAATTGGGCTACCTGGCCTACAACTACGTAGCTGCTGACAAAATAAAGATACCACCTAGACCAATAAACGACCCCCTACAGGCAGAATTATGGGACGAGTTAAAATGGCAGGTAGAAGAACTGGTACGAGTGGCTAAGAAGCAGCAAAGTATTAATTTCCACGTACCAGCTAACGCGATACCCCGTAAAATAGGACATCAAGCGCATGACGATTTAGTTATGGCGCTTTTTTTGCTTATTAGGGCTGCTTTTATCATTAAAAACCCTAACCTGAGACAGGCGAAGGCTATAGACAGAAACCAAATAATGTAGAAAGGGGGCCTTTTAATGGCAATAGCCGCAGCAGTACCTGTAGCTTTATCCCTGGCCATAGGCGCGCCAGCATGGGCACAGGATAACGGGGTGTGGTTACGGACGCTAATCACGAAACATAGTAACTACCTTAACGAAGAAGGTATATTAGCCTACCAGGCAGCGTATGACGGCGACCTAGAGAGTATAACCAGGCGCGAAAAAGACCGGGGCGATAGTATCAATAATAAGCTGCAAGTAAACCTATCCCAGCTGATTATTGATACCGTAGTAGACTATTTGACCGGGAAGCCGATAGTATGGACGGTAGAAGATAGCGAAGAAGTCGCAGACAAAACCCTGCTGGAAGAATACCGTAAAACTATTATTCCACTACTACGTAAGAACGAAGCACAGCTAGTATTAGCCGAACTACTACGTCAGGGAAGTATAGGCGGGTACGGCGCAGTAATTGCATGGGTAGATGAAAACGGTAAAATTGATTTTAATGAGTACCCGCTTAACGAGGTTATACCCGTATACGATACGAAAGGTCGCCTATGTATGGTAGTACGCTACTACGTATTCGCTGTAGCCGACATTAACGGTCAGGAAATAGTACAGACACGGGCCGAAGTATACGACGAAAAGTACGTAACCTATTATATCGGTAACGACGGTGGCGATGGCTTCGAACTAGACGCCGACGAAATACCGACAGGGAACCCGGTAGAGCATAGGGCGGGCCGTATTCCAGTAGCTATATTTACAAATGGGACGCCTGCCAGGTACATAAAGCGCTTACTACGTGGCGGCGTTAGCGACTTAGGTAACGGTGTTTTAACATTGCTGGAAGCTTACGCCCACGGCATGAGTGATAAGGCCAATTACGTAGAATACCTACAGGACGCTTATCTGCTGCTTAAAGGGGTAGATGTAGACGAGAGAGAGGTTATAAAAATGCGGAAGGCTAGGGCGCTGGCCCTTACTTCCGTAGAGAGCGACGCGTCTTTCATAGCGCAAGACCAGGAAGACAAGGCGGTAGAAAACCATTTAGACCGCATACGCGATACTATACACGATCAGACACAAATACCCCGGCTAAACGATATAAGCGGTACTACAGCGACCGAAGTAAAAATGAAGTACGTACCCCTGGACATAAAGGCAGGAAAAAAAGAATTATACTTCACTTCGGCAGTAAAACAGCTGACGGCCATTATTACTGATATGCTGAACGCGAAGCGCCTAGTAGACGCGGGTGTAGCTGACGAAGACATACATAGCATTATATCGGGCATGGTTGAAACAAAGACAGCCCTTTTTAATGCGGAATGGCTGCAATTCACGGTAAGCCGCAATTTGCCGCAGAACTTTAAAGAAATTGCCGATATTGTTACTGAATTGTCGGGCAAAGTACCCGACGCTTATCTGTATGAATTACTATGGTTTATAGACGACCCAGTAGCAGCCCTGGAAGAAATGAAGAAACAGACCCAGGCTACGGCAGATATGACCGCTTCTACAGCTTTAGGCTTCGGGGCTGGTTTTGCTGGTACTGGCGTAGTAGATAGCACGGGCACCGCATAAGGGGGCTAGATCATGGCCGATGAATTAGACGCCAGGGTATTAGCCAGGCGGCAAAAGGATATAAGCGGCTGGGTAGACGACTACGAGGTACTTATGCAGCGGCGGGCGCTCAAATTCGGGGATAAAATAGCCCCGATATGGCAGCGAACAGCCCAGCGGTTAGATAAGGAAATACGCAGCCTGCTACTACAGTATTCGAACCCCGATGGTACCCTAAGCGAAGCAAAGCTTCGGACAATGGGCTACAAAATAGCTAATATGGACAAGCTGCGGCAAAGCATACTACAAAACCTAGGGCAGACCACGGCCCCACTAACCGAAGGGCTGGGGAACGCGATAGGCTACGAATATGTTAGAGCCATTAACTACACAGCCTACGGACTAGAGCAAGCGGCCCAGGTAGCCATAAACGTACCGCAGGTAACAGCAGCCCAGGTAATGGGCGTAATAAATAACCCTTGGCTACCCGATGGTAAGAATTACAGCGACCGAATAAGACAGAACACGCAGTACCTGGCCGACAAAATGTATAATTCCATAGGCCGCGGCGTAACGGAAGGCTGGGACGTTAACAAAACCGCCCGCGAAATACAAAGAACAGCGGGCGAAGGGTATTTTAATTCGGTACGCCTGGCCCGTACAGAATTTACTAGGGCAGCTTCCCAGGGCGCCAGTCAATTGTATATGGAAAACAGCGACGTACTGGACGGTAAGCGCTGGAACGCTACGCTAGACAGCAGGACGGCAGCCAGGGACGCCAGGAACGACGGTAAAGTATATCAGTTAGAGTATGACACTCCCGAAATACCCGGTAAACCAGGGGAAAGAATTCCTAATCATCCACATTGCCGCTGCCGCTGGACGCCGATACTTTCGGCGCTAGGTATAAGCACAAAAGAGCGCATAGCCAGGGGCGACGGCGACACGGCCGACAGCTTCGGGGAACGGATTTACACGAAAGCCCGAACCTACGAAGACTACGCTAAGGAACGCGGCCTACCCGACCTAAACGAGCGGATAGCCAGCGAAAAACCTACTACGTACCTACGGGCAGGCGAAAGCTTCGGCGCGCAAGTCGGTAAAGTTTACACTAACCCTACGCCAGCGCCTGCGGTAGTAGTAACTACGGCGGCCACTGCTACAGCGTCTACTACGTATACGCCGCTTAACGACGTAAAGAAAGCGACGGCCTGGGCAGAGGATAACTTACCGATTGACTACGTAAATTATAAAGGCTTCGACCCTAAAATGGCTGACGAGATTAATGCGGGTGTACAGCAGCTTTATACTAGGTACCCCGAAATGAAGGGGCGTACCAAGTGGCTAGGAACTTCACAGGAACGTAATAGGCAGTACACGCAGCGACGAGTAGACGAAATTATGAAGGACTATTTAGAAAGCTACAAAGACAAGCCGCTGCCTTTCACAGAAGAAGCTTACCGAAAGGCTGCTACTAAGCGCATAAAGCCAAAACCTACAGGCGCCCATACAGTAGCGGAAAGCACGACTAAAGCCTGGGGGCGCAGGAAGGTATAGGCTTTAACGAAAAATTCGCCAAAGACTACGCCCTTATGGAAACAAGTAACGCCCGATCTGTACAAAGCGGCTGGCACCCTGCAGGTACTGAAAGCCCAGTAAGTAACTTTACCCATGAATTCGGGCACCAAATAGATAACCTTATAACTGAAAAAAACCAAAGGGGCGAACTAAACACTTTATGGGATAAGTGGCGTAAGGACACACTAATCACTAGGCGCGGCACAATCGTGGAAGCCGAAACGCTTAGTAAGTATGCAGCCACTAACTCGAAAGAGTTTATAGCCGAAGGCTTTAGCGAGTATATCCATAACCCAAACCCGCGGCCAGTGGCCAAAGAGATAGGCGCAGCTGTAGAAAGGGCCTTCGAAAACATTCGAGAAGCCGAGCAAGCAAACAAAGAGTACTTAAAAAGCGCTGAATACCTGGCTAAACTAAAAAGGAGGGGCTTGGATTGACAACTGAACAGCCTAATTTTATCAATAGCCCTTACTTCGTCGGGGAACCAGGTAACTGGCATTTAAAAGCTGGGGCACCCGCTGACGTAGAAGAAGAATTTACGTTATTCATGCAAGACCTAGCGGGTAACGAACCCCCGCAGCGGCCCAGCGTAGAAGACATACTACGCGACTTATCTAAATAACAACATGGCCGCCGCTGGTAAAGCTAGTATAGAGACGGTATACCGTCGCTGCTACAGGGTAGCCCATACGCCGCCCCGTAAATTCGGATAAGGCTGCAAGCTTACGACATAGCAGGCCAGCCAGAGCAGGTGGCCATAAACTCACATGTAACGGCTTCGGCCGTTTTTCTTATTTCCGTACCGCTTACGCGGGCATGGCGTTTACCTGGAACGCATGATAAACAGGGCATAAATGGGCGACGGCCCTAAAACGGGAGGTATTACCATGAACAAACTGCAGAGATTGCAGGCCGACTACCAGGCGGGAAAAGTAAATAAGGCCGACTACCTGGCAAAGCTTACGGCGCTGCTCACAGCGGAAGACATCGACCAAAAAGAGCATGATACAGCTGTAGAGTACGACCCAGCAGATCCCGACGACGTACCGCGCTATTCGCAGAACGAAGTAGACCGGGTTATAGCAAAGAAAGCGCGAACGGTAGTACGGCAAGCGTTAAAAGCTGCGGGCGTGACATTAGACCCTGCAACTATTAACGATAAGAACCTTTTTGAACAGGTAGCATTAATGGTACAGGCGGGCCAGGGTAAACTACCAAGCGAAAGCGAAGTACAAAAGCAGCTGAAAGAAGCGACCGACAAGCTAGCCAAAGTAGGCGAAGCTGGCAGCACTATACAGCGGCTAACCCTAGAAAACGCCGTGCTTAAAATGACGGGGAAACATAAACCTGTAAATCCCGCCCAGGTTGTACGAGCGCTGGCCGATTATAGCGACCATATCGAATACGATGACGATGGTAAGCTAGTAGGTAAGAGCGTAGAAAAGGCTATTCGCAAGATGGCCGAAGCAGAACCTAACCTATTCGCAGCTGCTACAGGCGAAGAAGACGACGACGGCAGCGGAGCAGGCGCGGGCTTCAAAGGTAAACCACCAGGGGGCGGCGCCCCGGCAGCAGGCACTGCCGCAGCTGCTAAACATGCAGCCCTAAAGAAAGAAGCCCTAAGCATGTTAGGCATTACCAAAGAGGAAAAATAAGTAGGGGGTATTATTCATGGCTGATACAACTATTAGACATTACAACGCTACCGCTGGCCGGGAAATCAAAGCTAGTGCCCATTATGCGTACATTACTACGGGTATCACGCTTGACGGTAGTAAATTCGCAATAAACGAATTGGTACTTGAAGGCACCTGTTTAGTAAAAGACAATACCAGCGGCCTGTATGAGAAGTACGCAGACGCTACCGGGGCTTTCCCAGCAGGGAAGTCTAATCCTGTTATCCTAGACGAGAGCATTAAATTTAGGGCCGACGACGACGGGGATAACCCGAACGTAACCGCGGGCCAAGTAATGGTACACGGCGCTGTATACAATGGTATGCTCATAGGAGCTACGGCAGCCTTCAAAACGGCGCTGCAGGGCTTCATTCGTTTCGTCTAATACATAGTAAAAATAAATTTAGGGGGCTTACATATATGGCTGGTTTAGCACAATATAGCGAATTCTTCACCAATCCACTATTCACGGAGACGATCAAAGAGATACCCGTAAAAACCGGGTATATCGGCAGCCGCTTTTTGCCGAACGAAGATACCTACGATATTGATTTTAACGAGACAGTACTAACCCGCCAGGCTGATATGGCCGACATTGTAGACAGCGGCGCCGAATTGCCTTTAACTGACCGCGACCCTGTACGCAGAGTAAGCGGCGAAATTACAGACATTGGCCAGTCGTACATTGTCACTAAGAAGGAATTAGCAGCCTTACAGGACAAAGGCAACGCAGGCCGTCGCCGTATCGCAGAAAGGCAATTGCTGGGCAAAGCGGCGCTAATCAAGGGTAATCTTGATGCACGTATTGAGTGGATGAAATGGCAGGCCCTGGGTACTGGTCAGCTGGCATACAATAAGGGCGGTATTGCGTTGGGCGTAGACTTTGGCGTAACCAATATCGAAGTGGCAGCCATAAAGTGGAACGGTACAAACCCTACCATTTTGCTGGATTATGAAGCCTGGGTACAGGACTACGTAGACCTTAACGGCTTTAGCCCGGATATTTATGTAACGTCCATTGCTGCGATTAGGGTAATGATGAATGACGTCGCGTTACGTAAGGCTATTACCGGGTATTCTGACAAGGTTTTGACTATTGCCGAATTGAATACCTTCCTGGTTAGTCGCCAAATGCCTAAAGTCGAAGCGTTCGATAGCCTAGTAACTTATCGCGACGTTGATAGCGGCGGTGCCCGTGTCACGCAGCGTTTACTAGACGCTAAGAAAGGCGTGTTTTTGAAAGAGGGCGGCGAAATTGGTAGCCTGCTTATGGGGCCGACCGTAGAAAACGGTATGAACCCTGGCGTATATGCCCATACAATCGACCAGCAGCGGCCTATGCGTTCCATCATCGAAGTGGTAGCCGCAGCCTTCCCTAAAATCCTGGAACCAAACTACATTACCATTACTACCGTATTAGCATAACCAAATAAAAGGGGCGTATTAATCATACGCCTCCTATTTTTTGTATAGGGGGACTTAAATTGAGTATTCGAATGTTAGTAAACAGTAAATATAATGGCGCCAGGGTACCAGCTGGCGAGGTCGTGGACTACGGCGAAGAAATTAACAAACAGTTAATCACCGAAGGAAGCGCGGAAGCGGTCACAGGTGGCGCAGAAGACGCGGTAGGGGCTACCCCTACCGATACTATTCAAGGCGGTAAAAATAGCGAGGACGGCAAATCCACCGCGGAAGAACAGGAAGCGGCGGCCGTAGCTGCAGCCGAAGCCGTGGCCCTGGTAAGAAAAGCCCTAGAAAGCCAGTATAAAAAGGACGAATTAGTAGAAGCAGCTTTTAAGGTGGGCGTAGAATTCCCAACAGAAGCTACTAAAGCCGTTATTATCGAAGCCGCAGTAGCCCAAGGGAAAGCCGAAGCGCTACTAAAGTAAAGGAGGCGCTAGTATGTCATATGTAACAGCTACAGAATTGCCCGCCTTATACCCTACAGCCCTTAGTATGGACGCTGGGGACGTTACTAAATTCCTGGGCAGGGCTAACGCCTACGCCGTCGGAATTATAGGCGGCGTTCTTCCAACTACAGCCTACAGCGACCAGCTGCCTATTACAGCGGTAAAAGACGCGGTAAGCCTGGCCTTCGAAATAATGTCAAAGGGCCTTACAGGGGCGGCCGACAGTTTGACGGGTAACATTACCGAGTTAGGCCCTACGGGATTATACGCCAAAGCGCCCGATCCCCTAAAGACGGTAGACGCTATGTTAGCACCGTACGCCGCAGCTTATGACCGTCGTAATACGGTAACTTCCGAACGCGGCGTACGCTTTTTGTAATGGCCAGCAGCGGTATTCGCATAGACGGACTGGAACGCTGGGCGTCCTGGCTGCAGACGCTACCGACAAGTGGCGTTAATCGCATGAAAGACCGCGTACTACGTACTGCAGGGCTTCGAACCCTGGAATACTTACAAGACCTAACGCCTGTAAGAACGGCGCGCTTGGCTAACAGCTTTTCAATGGGTAGCCCCGACAATGTATACGAACTGAACGTAAATAGCGGTGTATCCTATGTACGTGTCGGTACTGCGGTAGAGTATTCGGTATACGTAAACGATGGCTACACGCAGAAGGCGGGCCAGTTTGTACCCGGCAGCTGGACAGGTAGCGGCTTCCACTATGACCCTGGGGCCAGCGGCGGTATGGTACTAAAAGGTAAAACCATTGTTGGGGCGCATATGTTCGAAAAAACTATGCAGTACCTAGAAGAAGACGTACCTACTATTATAGAATTCGAACTACGGCGCTTATGGGACGAAGTGAACGGGGGGTAACCATGGCAGATAAATATTTAGCAGAACTTAACGCTTTACAAATATGGATAAAAGCGGCCGTTAACATTGACAGCTACCGACTAACTACAGCGCCCCCGCAGCTGCCTAGGCCCGTAATACTATGGGAAGCGCCGCATAGGGGTAAAGATCGTAATTTAGGACGCTGGGTATACGTAAATAAAGTAACCCAGTACGGTAAGCTTTACGTAACCAATATCGACCAGCTGGCCGTCGTACAAGAAAGGTTATTAACAGACCTGGAAGAACGTACAGGGCTGCTGCCTATAACCAGCGTAGAAGGTACCGTAGTAACGCTGCTAAAACGCTGCGAAATTACTTTCGAAAATGCGGAAAACCTAAATGTACCTTTTAACGTGGTGTATGAAATAGCTTACACCAGGATAAGGCCACCCGAAGCGCCGAACGCTACCTTTGTAGGCAATAGGTTGAAAGGTGGCTGGGGCTACGATGTTAAAAACGATTAAGGGGGCTTACTTTCATGGCAGAAGAAAAAAATGTAGTAGTAAAAGAAGAAGCTAGCAAGTACAGTAAGCGCGAACTACTTACCGCTGCGAAGGCTTTTTTCAATGTAAAACCCGAAATACTAGCGGGCGCTTTATACGGGGTAACTGAACCCATTACCGTAGAAGAAGCGAAAGCCAAGCTAGAAGACTTTCGTAAAAAGGTGGTGGACTAAATGGCAGGTACATACTTAGAAGGAACTAGTAAAATTCTTTCGGGCGTTTACACCCTAATGCGCGCAGCTATCGAATATGTAGCCCTGGGCGCAAGGGGTACAGTAGCCTACCCATTTACTTCTAACTGGGGGCCGACTAACCAGCTAAAAACTGTATTGTACGGCAGCGAATTCGATAAGCTGTATAATGCCAAACTTACGGTACTTACAGCTTTTAAAATTAACGCTCATGCTTTCAAAGGTAAACCGCAGCGCGTTATGTGCTGGCGTATGGCCACACCTACAGCAGCAAAAGGCGGCTGCATACTACCCGCTGCAGCAGCGGCAATGTCGCTAACCCTAGAAACGCTTTACCCTTCCGACCGCGCATTTACTGCCGCTGTAAAAGACAGCCTTAACTACGTAGGCGGTAAAATGGTAGAACTTACGGAGAACGGCCGACTACTAGGGCGCTTCGACGCTGCCACATTGGAAGACCTGTATATTAAAATCAATTACAGCGAATATATTAGGGCTACGGCTATGGGTACAGTATTGCCAGTCAATACCGCAGGCGTACTGTTTACGGGCGGTAATAATGGCAGTACTATCACAGCCGAAGACTACGGCGACTTTATGACAGCTATCGAAGCCGACGGCAAAGCTAACGCATTTACTTTAGACGGTATTAGCGACGAAGCAATTTTAGCGGTAGCCGAAGAATACACTAAGCGCGTACGTAGTGAAGGATTTTACGTTACCTGGGTACGTGGCGGCCCTGCTGGATGGGATACAGCCCGCGACGCTGCAGACGAAGCTAGCACAAACAGTAACCACCGCGGCATAGTAAACGTAGGCAATGGCTGCGACGCTTACACAGCGGCAGAAATGGCCATTTTCGTAGCGGCCCGCGTCGCTTCGGTACCGTTAAACCGTACCCTATGCGACGAAGTAATAGACTATAACCTGGTAAACAAACAGCCAACCCCTGGCGAACGTGCAGTAGCTAAGGAAAACGGTACTTTACTGTTTATGATGGAAGGTACGGCCTGCCTTATCGACGAGGGCGTTAATACGCTGGTTAACCCGACTACTGACGAAGTGAAGGAAATGGGTAAGATACGTATTAATAATGCGTTAGACCAAATTTCCCACGACTTAGAAGTCTTCGGCAATGAGTATAAAAAAACACGTAGTAATACGGCGGCCGCCCGTCAAACTTACGCTAGTACGGTAGAGGATACCTACCTACGGGGCTTAGTGACATTAGAAGTAGTACAACCTGGCTTCTACTACCGCGAAGACCCAACGTACCACGGCAAAGACGCCGTATTCCACCCAAAACCCGACGAAGCTTTTTTCTATGCCGACCTTACACCAGTAGACAGCATGGAACGTATCTACCAAAAAATTACACTACACTTCTAAAAAGAAAGGGGGCCGCTTAAATGGCAGAGTATGAAGCTAATGAGGTAATAAACGGGCTGTATGGCTTCGTTTATGACGAAAACGGGCAGGAATTACAATCTACCCAGGAATTCGAAGCAGGCGTAAAATTCGATAAGTCGGATATAAAGCAAGCGGGTAAATTTCTTACCAGCCATAAGGTAACCGGGGGTACAGGTACTGGCAGCATTAATATGCTGAAAGTAGACAGCCGCCTGGTAGTAAAAATAGCTGCTAGCCCTACGGGGAAATATTCCTACATTGGTAAATTATCCGACCCTACAGCCAGGGGCGACGAAGCTATTATGTTTACAGGTGTAAGCTTCGATAGCGCGCCGCTTATCGGCTGGAAGCTGGGGGATTTAGCAGAAGTTGACGTAGATTTTACTTTTGATGGCTTCCGCTACTTAACTAGCATAGCGTAATAACAAAAGGGGGCCAGGCCGTAGTAGCCTAGGCCCTTATTATTTTAATTTGTGGAGGAATTACAACATGGAAAAGAAGTATATTACCTTGGCCGAGATACTAACCAAGGACGACGCGACCCTTACGGCCATTAAAAACAGCGAATTCGAAAGCGTGAAAATCGGCTGCATACCTTTTTCGGCCATTAATCACGACGAATACAAGGTAGCGAAAAAGTCCTGCATTACTTACACAAAGGTTAAAGGCGGCCGCATGACCCCCGAAATGGACGACGATAAGCTGCAGCTTTTAGTTATTATAGCGGCTGTAGAAAAAGATAAGCGAAGCGACTTTACTTTTGCTAGCAAAAAACTTTTTGATAAGTTGAAGGCTGCAGGCATGGAAGTAAACACCGCAGAAGGTGCCGTAAAAGCATTACTAAGCCCTGGCGAAATTGCAAACTTCGCTATCGACGTACAAGAAACTAGCGGCTTCGGCCCGCAAGCGGTAGCAGAGGACGCGGAAGAAATAAAAAACTCTTAAAGACTGACGGCGAAGCTAAATTATTAGCTTACATATGGAATGAAAAAAGCATACTACCGAGCGTAGTATATAATTTGCCGCCGTTAGAGAGGGAATTTATTTACCAGGCTACGCTACTGGCCATAGAAGAACAGAATAAAGCAGCTAAAAAGAAGTAGGAACGGGGGGTAGTTATGGCAAGAGAGTTTAGAATGGGCGCCCGTATTGATATGGCAGACGGTTTTTCCGACCCCGTTAGTCGAATGTCACGAACTACGCGGCAATTCGGGGACGCAGCCCGAAGTAGTGGCCACAACGTGGATAATATGAGCAGAAGCGCTATAAGTGGTACGGGAAGCCTGGGAGCCTTTACAGCAGGTAGTAGGGCGGCAGGACTAAACGCCCGCGGTCTAGCTGGGGGCGTAGCGTCGGTAACGGCGTCGCTTATGGGACTTACTAGCGTCCTGGGTATTGTTATGGGTATGTTAACAGCCGTATCCTTATACCATTGGTTAATTGATTCTAACGCTGAAATGGAACAGTTTCAAAATACCCTTACAGTAGTTTTAAAGAGCAGCGAACGGGCCGCGGAAATGCTAGAATGGGCTTCCAAGTTTGCGGCGCAGACGCCTTTCGAAATACCCCAGGTAGTAGAAGCTACAACTAAGCTAGAAATGTACGGGATAAGCGCGCAAAAGACGCTAGGTACAATAGGGGATATGGCTAGCGTAATGGGTAAGCCATTAATGCAAGCTGTAGAAGCTGTAGCAGACGCCCAAACGGGGGAGATTGAAAGGCTGAAAGAATTCGGTATAACAAAAGATATGCTGATAGCCCAGGGTACGAAGATGGGCACCAACGTAGTAGATAGTAAGGGCACTATTACGGATATGGTAGCATTTAACGCGGCACTGTTTACTTTGATGGAAGACCGCTATAAGGGCGGCATGGAAATGCAAAGTAAAAGTTTTAAAGGTATGATCTCCAACGTGGCCGACTTTATCGGTACAATGGGGCGCGAATTCGGTAAACCAATATTCGACCGTATGAAAAACGGCCTAGCCAATTCCCTAAGCTTCTTAGACAAAATAAAAGAAAACGGGACTATGGAAGCAATCACAGCGAAGGCCCAGGCTTTCGGTATATCATTCGCGGATAGCTTCGGCGCGGCTTTCGGGCTGCTAGGTAACATACTGGGCCAAATATCCGACAAGGTAGGCGCGTTTATGGATAACAACGCTGCCCGCTTCGCCCTTATAGGCGCGACAATGGGGGCAGGCTTCGCCTTACTATCTGACTACGCGACGCCTATACTTAACTGGCTATTAGATACGGCTTTTCCTGCGACCTTAACGGCGCTTTCTGCCGTAGGTACCGCAATACTAGCCGTAGCTGAATTTTTTATAGTTTACTGGCAGCCTATAGCGCCTTTCGTAGAAGGTATAGCGATAGCCTTCGGCTTATTGTTAGGCCCTGGCTACGCCATCATAGGTATGATGTATGTAGCGGCCCAGGCTACTAGGTTATGGGCAGCAGCGCAGCTATTTCTTAATACTACTATGCTTCTGAACCCTACGTACTGGCTAGTAATAGGTATCGGCTTACTAATAGGCGCGGGTATATGGCTAGTACAGAACTGGGGCCTAATTAAAAGCACGGCCGCCGATGTATGGGACAGCTGCAGCAACTATATAGTAGGCGCCTGGGATACATTTACGGCTTTTGTTAGTGGGGCCTGGGATAGCTTTACTGGCTTCCTTAGTCAATTAGCGGCGGGCTTCGTGTCTTTCGCTAAGATGGCGGCTACTGCTTTCTTAACCGTAATGTATTTTATAAACCCTTTTGTTTATTTAGGGGTAAAGATAGCGCAGAACTGGGGTACTTTAGGCCCGATATTCGCGGGTATATGGGCTAGCATTACGCAGCCTGTAGTAAATGTATATAATGCCGTGGTAAACGCCTTTTCTAATGCCTGGAACTACGTAGTAGGTATAGGCAGTAACATAGTTAGCTTTTACGTTAATACCTGGCAGCAGGTAATAGCTGGCGTAGTAAGCTTCTTAGGGCCTATCGTAGACTACATAGCTAATATCGGCATGAGTATAGCCGCTTTCTTCGTTAATACCTGGAATACCATAGTGGCAGATATAGCGGCTTACTTTGGGCCAGCTGTAGCAGCCGTTACTACGGTAGGGCAGGGAATTACTGGCTACTTCGGTACGCTAATAGATCAAGCCTTTACCTGGGGCGGTAATATCATAGACACTATGCTAAATGGTGTACTATCCGCTAAGGACAGGCTAGTAAATGGCTTTATGTCGGTATTCGGAGAAGTACGGCAGCTAATGCCTTTCAGCGACGCGAAGCAGGGGCCTTTTAGCCAGCTTACGTATAGTGGTGGCGCTATAATGTCTACAATGGCCGAAGGTGTAACGGGTAACGCTGGTACGCTTTACGGGGCTATGAATGACGCTTTCGGACAGGCCCCAGGCATAGGCGATGGTGGCGTAAGTTTAACAGCTGGGGCAGTCGGCAGTATCCCTATAAGTGCTAGCGCCGCAGCGCAAACCGCAGGCGGCAGCCGCACGACAATAGGTACGCTAATCGGCCAGCTTACAATTACAGGCACAGACAAAGACGCCGAGCAGCTAGCAAATGAGATAATAGAAATACTTCACGACAGACTAAGCAGTGCTAGCGAGATAGCAAGCGCTGGTATGGGGGCGCTTCTATAATGGGCTTTAGTTTTGGGGCTTTTAAAAGTTTAGCAATAGCACAGGCCGCGCCTTTCATGCCTAAGCAAATAGGCGAACTTTCCAGCATTTTAGGCTTAGGTATAACAATGCCAGGCGGCCCCGCGTCGGATAACTGGAACAAAAAACCCGTAGAAATAACGGTATATGACGCAAAGAATAATATTTACCTGTTAGTACCTGTAGTACCGGAAAAAATAGACTACAGCGACGGTGGCCCGCTAACCGATACGATAAAGGTTATAAACCTGGGGAATGTAGACTTTCATAGCGGCGTAGAACTAGACGGCATAAGCTGGGCTAGTTTTTTTCCTGGCAGGTATGATGCTTCATACTGCAGCACCCCAGCCATAAAAACGCCTATCGAATACCGTAACTGGTTTAGCACCTGGAAAGACGAAGGGCTGCCGCTGCAGATTATTGTAGCCGCCTACGATATTAATAAACCGATGAAAGTTAGTGCTTTTACCTGGTCGGCTAGCGGCTTCGAAGGAGATATAACGTATAGCGTATCTTTTAAAGAACATAAAACCGTAATGCCTAAACAGGTAGACACAGGGGGAACGCTACCGCCTAAAGGTACAAAGCTTTCGGAAGAACGGCCCGCGGCCATAGAACCAGCAGCCGCTACGCCAATCGAAGAAGCGCCCGTAGAGGAAGCGCCCGTAGACGACGGGGAGGAATAACGATGTTAGACATACGGCTTAACGGCCAAAGTTTGCGCGACATACTAACAGCCCCCCCGAAGATAAGCGACCAGGCGAACGGGGTATGTAGGGTATTAACCTTCGAAGTAGTGTACAGCGACAAACTGGCCAACTTCTTAGGGCAGCCAGTAGAATTATGGTATAACAGTACGCGCTGGTTTTTCGGATTCATGCTAAAGCGGGGTAAAACGTCCGACCGTAAAGTAACCTTTACAGCGTACGACCCGCTTTTTTATTTTAAGCGTACCCAGGACGACTACTATATAACCAATCAAACAGCTACCCAGGGCTTCCAGTACCTGGCCGAGCAGGTAGGTGTAAAAGTTGCCAGCCTAGCAGACACGGCCGCGGTATTCGAAGCCCTTTACTATTCGGGTAGTACACCCGACAAAATAGCTGTAGACCTGCTGGCCCGCACGTATAAAGCTAACGAGCGTAAATTTTGGTACAGGTATAACCCTGGCGTAGACGACGAAGGGCTAAACCTATTCGAACGAACGGTACCCGTTAAAATATGGGCCTTTACAGTAGGGGTAAACCTTAGTAGCGCCAGCATTGAAGAAAGCGCAGAAGAAACCTGCCCCGTAATAAAGTTAGTAAACCGGGAAACGGGTAAAACAGTCTACGAATATGATAATGACGCCATAATGCAGTACGGGCACCAAATACATTTTGAAGAAGTAGACAAGGATAAGGCCGACACGATGGAAGCCTACGCCAAAGAGCTACTTAAAAAGTTGTCGAAGGTAACCACGACCATGAACATAGAGGGTGCTAACCCCGATAGGGTAATGCCTCAATTTTACAGCGGCGACGTTATTTACGTAGAAGAAGAACTTACGGGGGTTATAGGCGGCTTCTATATCCGAAATATTACACAGACTTTCGAAAGTGACAACCTGGTAACGATAAGCGCGGAGATAATCGAAGAACCCGACATACCCGAAATACAATATCAAACGGCTACAGAAGATAAAAAGGAACTGGCTACAGCTAAAGCCGGGCGCAAAGGCAAGAAGGCCGACGCTACTACCGATGAGGGTACAGGCGTACAGCAAAGCGAAGGCTACAGCGATTTTATGAAAGCACAAATTGAGAAGTACGGCATAAAGAAAGGGGGTACATAATATGAGCGCTGACAGAAGCGTAGACCTACTGGGCATTATGTGCGGCGGCGACAAAAGTACCCCGGGTATGCGCGTAATTAAAGTAGTAACTACCGAACCATCCCCGTACAGCTTCATTTTTGAAGGGGATAAACAGGCTGTAGATATGGCACTTTTCGAAATGCCTGTAAGTATGTACCCGCTTAGGCTGGCCGACCGTATTATAGTTTATCCCATGGTAGATACCGCAGCTTCCCAGCGCTGGGCGGCTATTGAAAAGATAAACGGCGGCGTAACAATTGGAACCATGACAGGGGCCAACAGCGTACAGGTAGAGGGTATCGGCAGAGAGTACAGCGGCAGCGAATTAATAGTACCGCCTTTCGTAGTAAGGAATAACGCCCAGGGACACGATAACAGCGACCCGCACGAATACTATAAGACGGGCGACTTAACCCCGCTAGAAGCTGGCGACGTAGTAAGCCTAGGGCCTACCATTGTAAGCGGGGCTATTAAGTACGTAGTAATGAACTGGCACGGAAAGGGGGGCTAATATGGCTACCATCCTAGCAAATAAGAAAAGCCCAGTATTCGACTGGCTCACAGGCGAATTCGCTACCGACATAAACGGTAAAGTATTGGTAGTAGGCGCTATGGAAGCGGCCGAGCAGATTATTATTAAGGCTGAACAAACGACCCGCGGGCGCTTTCGTATCTACGCTAACCCCGATAACGCAGCGCTGCACCACAAATACGGGAACGACGCTAGCATAATACTAACCAGGCCCGACATAACGGACGCTACCCGCCTATCAGAACTACGGCGGGCGGTAAGAGAAGCAATTATATACGACCCTTGGATTAATGACGTAGTAGACATAGTTATAGCCCGCCAGGACGCTAACGACGTCTACGTAGTATTTACAGCTACGACCATATTCGACAAGGAAGTAACGGTAGAGGGGGTATTAACTAGTGTATGGCCGACCAACATATAGCCCCATATTTGAAGAAAAGGAAACAGTAATACGCGACCGTATTATAGCGCGTATACCCGATACCTGGCGTAAAGACCCTGGCGACTTTACGTATGACACGGTAGCAGCTACGCCTATCGAAGTAGCCAAGCTGCAAGCTGGCCAGGACGCAGTACTAAAAAATAGTTTTGCTACCTATGCTACAGGGGCCTGGCTAGACTTAAAAATGGCCGAAATAGGTCTAACCCGTGAACCAGCGGTAGCCGCCAAACGCAGTATTACCGTAGAAGCTGACGCGGGCGTAGTAATACCAGCGGGCTACAAGGCTAGTACGATAGTACTTGACGGCGGCGGGAACCCTGTAACCTACGTAGTAGATGCTAAAGTAACATACACAACTACAGGGCTGCAGACGGTAAACCTAACATGTGACCGGGTAGGCGATATTGGTAATGCGCCCGAAGCCAGTAGGTTTATACTGCTGCCACCGATACCCGGTATACGCGTCATAACCGACGGGGCTATAACCCTACCAGGCGCAGACCTGGAAAGTGACGACGCAGCCTACGAGCGCTACGACTACAAAGTACAGCACCCGGATACTGGCGGCAATAAGCACGATTACAAACGCTGGGTAGAACCGATAGCAGGCGTCGGAAAAGTACAGGTTATACCGCGCTGGAATGGCAGGGGCACGGTAAAAGTAGTTATAGTAGGAACCGATTACCTGCCAGCTACTGCCGAAGTAGTGGCCGCCGTGCAGGAGTATTTAGACCCTGGTAGTACTGGCATGGGTTACGGAAAAGCGCCCTGCGGTGCCCAGGTAACCGTAAAAGCTGCAGACCCGTATAACCTAACAATAGCTACTACGGGCCTAGTACTGAACGCTGGGTACACGGTGCCCGACGTTACTGCAGCTTTTGGCTTATTGTTGCAGCAGTACGTAAAAGACATTATTTTTGAAACGGAAGCCACGGAGCAGCAGAAGGTAGTCTACGCTAAAATATGGGGGCTGCTGATTACTACGCCTGGCGTAAGTAACTTTGCAACATTTACAATTAACGGCGCGGCTGCTGACGTAATAGTAGGGGCCGAAGAAGTAACAGTAGTCGGGGAGGTTTTGCTAGCATGACTTACAGCGTAAGAACGCTACGTATGGTTAATGCAGCCCCCGACTACTACGCGTATTCTAAGCTATTCGCAGACTTACAGCAGGCAATAGCCGACGACCTGGACGCGGCAGACGTAAATATGGTAGATGTACAGCAGCAACTATACATTTCAACGGCCACCTGGGGGCTGCGTTATTGGGAACAGATACTACATATACCTACCGTACCAGCTGACGGCTACGCCTTGCGTAGAAGCCGAGTACTAGCCGCATGGCGCGGCGTCGGTAATTTCAGCGTAGCTATGCTTTACAAAACAATAGAAGCGTATACTACTACCCAGGTTAATATTACGGTAGACGTTAACGACAGCCTGGTAACAATCGAAGTATACAACGACGCTAAAAGCCTGCTGCTAGCCCTGCCGCAAATAGATAATATTATACATGCTCATATAGGCATGGCCTTACGGCTAATACAGCAGGCCGACGTACAGTTAGTGTATGGCCAAGCTAATAGGCTGGGCGGTATAAAGACCGCGGGCCTACCCTTACCTACAGGCGACGCATTGGCGTACAGCCTAGGCAGGGCGGTACGACGTGGGGGTTATATTACACTATACCAGTCACGGCCACCAGGCGGCGAAAACTTGCTAGTATTCGGGGCTTTCGTTAGAACAGGCGGCATACTCACAGCTAAATAAGGAGGCTATAACATGGCACAATTTAACGGCCTGGCGCTTACTCTAAAAGGTTTAGCGCTACAAACAAAAGCACAGACAGGCGTGGAACTTCGCTTTAGCCGCGTCGCTTACGGCGACGGCCAGCTAGAAGAAGGGCAGCTACTACGTGACTTAACAGCCCTAATAAGCCACAAAATGGACTTGCCAATAGTAGCTAATACCATAATAGGAAACGGCACATCAAAAATACAGGCTGTATGTCGAAATGTAGACGTACTGGTAGGTTTTGACGCCAGGGAACTAGGGGTATTTGCTACTGACCCCGACGAAGGGGAAATACTTTACTGCGTGGGAAATGCGGGCGACTTTACCGACTATATACCAGCTGGAAACAGCGCCGACCTAATCGAAACAATTGTAGAGATTATTACAGTAATTAAGCAGGCGACGAATGTAACAGCGACTATTGATACGTCACTTCTATTCACTACACAAGTAGAATTCAGTAACCATATAGGCAGCTTAACGCCCCACCCTAACGCGCCAAGCTTGAAAGCGGCCACTACAGCGCCTACACACTTTTGGGGCCAGGTAGCAGGGGATAATCATTTACACCCAATTACATTAGCGGCCGCACAGGTTGCTATTTTAGGCAGTAATGGAAGTACAATACCCGTTATGGCGGCGCAGATCGACGCTACAAACCGCGAACTATCCAACATAGCCCTGTATATGCAGGCTATGCAGACCTACCCCGACTATAACGCATTAATAGCTGAGGACTTTACCCCAGTAGTTAATTCTGACGTCTTTAGCTGCCAGGTAACAAGCGTAGGGGCGGGCAGTAACAGCCTGGGCGTGGCTACCTTGCAGGGCATAGTAGTAGGTAGCTGGTATACCGTTACAGACGGCGTGAACCAAGAACAGGTACAAGTAACGGCAGTCATTCAAAACGGTACGACTTTAAGGGCGCAGCTTACTAGTAACATAGTAAATACGTATAACATGTCAACCGTTATGCTATACCGTTCTACCGCACAAATTATACAGGGTACAGTAGGGCAGCCAGGTAGCGGAAATGCTCAAGGGGCTGGTAACCAATCCGCGTCAGTATGGGCACCTACAACACTTTGGACGGGTACTATAGCAAATAGTGTCGTTGCTGCAGCGTTACTAACAACGCAAGCTAATTCGGGATCGTTTACAATTGCTGGTAATATGGCTTTCGACGTAAGCGGGAACGTAACGCTAGTATAAGAGGGAGGGGATATAAATGGCTTTTAAAGCAACAAGTGTAGGTGGTCTTGGGAAAGGTGAACTCGGTGATGTAGCTATTGCGTCAGCTTGTCAGATAAATAGTTATGCAAATGTGGCTAGTATGTCGGCTGATGGGCAAACATTGACGATAGGTACAGCATTAAATGGGGTTTATGGTGCTTTTACAGTAGGGCAAGAAATATTGTTTCATACTACTGGGTGCCTTACTGCGGAAACAACTAATATGGGCAAGTATGGCTTTGCTACGATATTAGCGGTAAATGGTAGTCAGCTTATTATCGACAAACCTATACCCATCATTGATTTAAGTAAATACGTTTGCCAAATTGTCACGGTGCCACACTTTGGGAATTTAACTGTTAACTGTCAGCTATCCGCATTAGCATATGATGTTACTAATAAATGTGGTGGAATTCTAATAGTTAAGTCAAAAAATAACATAGATTTATCAAATGGAATGTTATTAGTAGAAGGTAAAGGGTTGCCTAATGGGAGTGCCCTAAAGCCTGCCGGGGTATCAAATGCAAATTTATTAACTAAATTAGTTATGAGTACAGGAAATGGGATAGTGCTGCCAATATGTAATACATTGAAAGTAACGGCATTAAGTAGAATTGGTGCGAGTTGGAGTGGGGCATTAGGTGCGGGAATTGGTGCTTTCTCTACATGGACTAAAATCGCCCCGGATGCTAATGGTGCTATTGGTGGTAATTCATTTGGTGGTACTGAGGTGGGTGTAGAACCAGGAGGATTGCCCGGTTATGGGCCTGCGAAACTTTTCTATTATGGGGCAATTGGAGGATTTGGTGGCGCTTGTGTATTTATAGTAGCTAATGTTATTACAGGGTTTATACTTGATGTTATTAGCACGGGCGGTGGTGGGGGTACTGGATGTAGCGGTAGTGCTGGTAGTTCTCCTGGTACTCCTGGTGGTGCGGGATTTGGCGGTGGAGGCGGTGGCGGTAGTTCTGGATGCGGTGGCGGTGGTGGCGGGGGTGCAGGTGGTTGTTATATAGCCACGAATACTTCCTTACCTACAAATACCATTGCTTATGCTTTAGATACCCTTAGTACTAGTAAAACGGGGTTACTCATATCAACAAATACCCAGCTTGATTGTAGTACGTTCACAAGTGTTGACGGGTTTACCATTACTGGTAGTCAGCCAAGCGGTACCGACCGTCGTTTTGTTTTTAAAGTTAATTCGGGCGTAGCGGGGGCTAGAACGTACCCAATTTCTACTAATACAGTAGCTGGGGATACCGTAGTAGTTAACGGCGTTACGTTCACCGCGATAGCTTCGGGGGCCACGGGTAATCAGTTTAATGTCGGGGCGAATACCACCATAACCGCAATAAATTTAGCTGCTACGCTAAATACTAACGCGACAATAAACGCTCTTTATATGGCGACGGCATCAACGAATATCGTGACACTGACTGAAAAAACGGCAGGTGGGGGCAACACGCCAGGCGCAGCCACTAAGACTGGGACAATCGTCATTGACGCGGGGACAGCGACAACTTCTGTAGGTTGGCAAAAGATTAGTGGTACAGGCGCTGTAACGCTAACAAATGTAACCACGCAAGCTATTACAGTAGATTCAGTTTTAGCAGAGGGTAATACTGTAGCTGAATTACTATTGGCAACGTCTATAGCTGGTTTTATAGGTAAAAAAATAACGCCTGTAATTGCCTTATCAGTGCCCGACGACGGCACCACGTTAGCGCCTACAGCACAGTTAACTATCAATGGGCACTCTAGCGTAGCCCAACAGACCTATACAGCCCTATCACCTATATATACACTGGCTAACCAGGACGTAACCGTTATAAGTGCTACGTCAAATGCCACAACAACGAACAGCGGTACCGTAACCGTAACCGCGGCGATCATGCAGAATAACGCGTGGTCAGCATTTATGCCGCTAGCGTCGGTACTAAACCAAAAAGCCAGTAAAATACAATTCCAGTCCGTGTACGCAGCGCCGACCATTGGAACATCTACGGCACAGCTTAACAGCGTAAATGTAGCCTACCGTACTAATAATGCCAATGTTTCGGGTACGTTGGCCGAACTAATTAGTAATACAGAGGTATTCCCCGAAGGAATGTCGGGGATTAGGCTGCTTGTTAAACACCAAAAGCTATTTGACGCACAGTTAGCGGCTTATGCTTCCTTTAGGCCCCAGCCTTTACAGAGAAGTATGCTGAATATTGGCGTAGGAACTGGCGCGCGGCAGACTATACAGCTTGCAGATACAAGTATAAACCACGCAACATTGCAAGTTTTTGCAGGGACTAACCCAGCGGGGGTATTTGACTACAATACAGCATTAAGCCAGGTATCTGTAACGGCGCCAGCGGGGGTAACGATATTCGCTAGCTATCAATGTAATTGGCAGCCCGAAAACTGGGTGCAAATGACTAAATGTAGCACGGATACTTACAATTATGAACCAGGTATCAACAGTACCGAATTTACCTACCAGCTGCCAAACCAAACAGCGCAGGGTATTTCAGCTACTAAGGTGCAGCTATTAAAACCTGTAGGAACTGTAACAAACGCACCGTTGGGGACAGCAACAGGCAGCCAACAAATGTATGTACTGCCCCACGCTGCGGTACCTAATACGATAGTATTAACCGACGGCACAAACCCAGTAAATTCCTGGTCGTACGATCAGAATACGCGAATTATAACAGTAGTCGCTACGCAGGGTAAAAACTTATTAGTATCTTACACCTGGGCAGCTGAAATACCATTGGTTACGGGATTCGTGGCCGCGTGGAATCAATAAGGGGGATTGTAATAAATGCACATATACCGAAAACCGACGCCAGCACAGCAACAACTAAAAAAAGCGCAGTCGGATTTATTAGACACGCAGGAAACAGCCGCTTCACTATTCGAAGGCAGCCTAGAACTACAGGCCCAGCTACTGGATACCCAGGAAGCTGTAGCCCTACTATTTGAAATGGGAGGTACCGCATAATGGGAGCAATCAACGAAACTATGGTAAAGCTTTACGCTAACTTAGTGGTAAATGGCAGACGGACAATCGAAAGCCTACCAGTAGACTACCAGCAGCCAGTAACCGACTACATAGCAGCTAATAACCTATAAACCTTACCAGGGGCCGCAGCAGGCCCCTTTCCTATTACATACGGGTAGCGACAAAAGGAGAAAATTATGGAACTTGATACAATTGTAGAGCGCATGTACTACGTGGTAGGTACTTTAGTTAGTAGCTGGCAAGTAAAAACAATATGGGGCGTATTCTTTACAGTAATAACTTTTCTAGCGGGGCCTATGGATACCGCGTTCTTAGCCTTATGGCTTATGGTAGTAATAGATCCCGTTACTAAGTGGCTAGCAATATCAATGCAGGCGCTGAAAGAAGCGCAAAGCTGCGGGGGTATTGTATGCGGCTTTCGCCTAGCCTGGAAAAGCGGGGCCTTAAATAGTTTGGCAATGCGTCAAAAATTCATACCTAAAATTTTAGGCTATATTATTGTATTGATAGCTGCTAATTTACTGGTAAAAGTACTGCCGCCTGCCTACTACGCGGGTAAGCTGCTTACCGAGATACCGAAAGACCTTATAACTAGTTACCTAGCAGTAACCGAATTCGTAAGCATATGCGAGAACCTTACAGCTGCAGGGGTAGAGCAGCTATCTACAGTAGCTAAGTACTTCGGGACTAAGCGCGACGAGATACTAAAATAGTGGAGGTATACATATCATGGCTAAAATGATCGTAATTGACCCAGGACACGCAGGCCCTACCAAAGACCCCGGCGCAGTAGGCCCAGGCGGCACATTCGAAAGTGACAGAGCGCTAGAAATAGCGCAAAAGGTACAGGCAGGACTTAGGCGGCTTAACATTCCCGTAGTATTAACCCGCGAAATGTACGACCAGCCAGTAACCGACGACCTGGACTACCGTACTACGTTATCGAATAACTACGCTGCTGCAGCCTTTATAAGTATACATTGCAACGCGGCAGAAAACCCCACGGCTGTAGGCTGTGAGGTATGGACTAGCCCAGGGCAGACAGACGCTGATAGCCTGGCAGAATCGGTACTAAACTCTTTCGAAAAATCAATGCCAGGGCTTTACCTACGTAAAGATACCAGCGACGGAGACGGCGACAAGGAAGCCCGCTTCTACGTACTCACACAAACGGACGCGCCCGCCATACTCATAGAAACGGGCTTTATCAGTAACCCCGAAGAAGAAGTTAAGCTAGCCAGCTCGGAATATCAGTTTGCCGTAGCCCAGGCTATTATAGACGGCCTGGTAGCATGGCTAGGGGGTTAAACGATGAACATACAGGATACGTTTGAAAAGTACAAAAGTGTGATACTGCCCGTATGCGCGGCCGTAGCCCTACTGATAATAGGGCTGCTGCTATGGCTGCATTTTCACCCAGCGCAGACCGTAACAACTAGCCTTAGCCAGCAACAAGCGCAGAGCGTAGCAGGGGCTAAGGCAGTACTAGACGCGGCCCAGGTACCCAGCACGTTATACCAGCAAATGGAGGTAGCCGAAGGTATTAAGGCGGCCATGGGTACGAAACCCGACGACGTTATAAATACTACGGCCAAAGACTACGCGCAGGCTGCAGACGATTATAGGGAAGCTGTAGGCGGCGACGCTGTAGTAATAGTAGACCCGGCCCACCCCGATAAGGCCCCGCCTAAAGTTGGCGACCAGGTGACGACTACAGACGCCAGCGGGAAAAGCACAACCACCACTATTACAGACAATACAGCTATGCGATTAGACGCACATATTATAAAAGCATATCCTAAAACCCTGGATACCGTAGCCATTGACCAGGGCAGCGTTATACTAATGCACCAAGTACAGGTAAAAGTACCTAGGATACCGCTGATACTTTCAAAAGGCGCTGTAGGCTATGTAGGCGCTTATGATAGGTACGATTACAAGCACCAAGAAAACTTTGTAGGCGTAGCCTTAACAATAACGAACTAAAATACAGTGCCCTGCCTTTACAGCTGGGGCACTGTATTTTTACGTTATAAGTGAAGTTGTTATTACTTCTTGCTTTATTTACTTCTAAGCTTTACAATGTAGGTAATTATATACGTAGTAAGGGGGTAATAAGATGAAAGGCCAGCAGGTAAATAACAGCACAAAACTGATACCATATAATACTAAGTTGATGCCCGAAACGAAAGAGTTATTAAGTGTTATAGCACAGGTGCAAAAGCTGGATGGCCAGCGGGAACTTATCGAGCGTATGCTAGTAGTTTATGGGGAAAAGTACCCCGATAGTCTACAGACGGCTAAGGACTTGCTTAGTATGCTGGGTAAATTAGAGCGCCCGGAAGACCCTATACGTGATTAGAAATTAGCGGCCTATTTACAGGTCGCTAATATTTTTTTTATTTTTAGAAGTAAATACTTCTTTACTTCTTTACTTCTAGGGCTTATAATACAGTTAATAAATTGAATATGTGGGGGGCGGTAAAGATGAAATTTGTAGAAAGATTAAATAGGGATTTAGTAAGAAACGCTTGTATTAAAAACAATTTTTGCACACGAATGGGTAACGCCGAATATTCAAATATGCTGATGATTGCAGAAAGAGAAATTGCTAACCACAAGGAATTGATTGCCGCTATAGAAGAAATGACAAGCCTGATATATTCCGGGACTTCGGTCGAAGGATTAACGCCTGAAGATATTGCAGGTATCATATTCAGAGAATGCGTAGACAGATTTTGTGATTATAACGCTCGAAGAGGCGACGGGTATTATATTTAGAGAATGTGTTGATAGCTTCGCAGAGTGACAGCCCTACGGGGCTGGTAATGCGGCAAGCTGGTCACAAGCCCAGCCGCTAAAGGATAAGGGGGTTATAGGTTGAAAGCTCTAGAAAAGTTTAAAAAATCACCATGTAGCGGCTGCGGGTACTGCGCCGAAAAAGGAACTACCGACGAAGACCTGCTAGATGTTAGGGGCCACGGCGTTATCAAAATTTGGTGCCATGCTGCTGGCGACACTGGCGACGTAGTACAGTTAGCCGAAGGTAAAAAAGAAGATTGTTACCACAGACTAAAGGCAGATAATGAGTAACTAAATTACTGGTATTTACCCAGTATAGACTACCATAAAAAATAAAAATAAAATTCTATACCCAGTATAGAAAAGGAGAGGTATTATGAATATTGTAGCTGTAGATTGTGGCCGTAAATTTACAAAAATAACAACAAGCGGCAGGACAAAAACTATACCCAGCGTCATAGGTGGATGGGTAGAGCGGGAACTAGGAAAGTATGGGGACTACGAAATACACCTTGAAGGGCTGAAACATTTCGTAGGTGATCTAGCGTTTATAGAATCTCACACCTGCAGGGAAAATGCCGAAAGTACGAAATTAACTGACGAATTTAAAATTTTGACATTAACAGCAATTGCCGCTATGAACGTGGTCAATGACGTTATACTGATTACAGCCGTACCTGTTTCACAGCATAACCAAGCAACTAAAGACGCTGTAGTGGCCCTGTTCAAAGGTGATCATTTTATTACTATCAACGGAGCGACTAAACTTATTACCATTCACGAAGTACTGGTAACGGTAGAAGGCGCGGGTATCTATTATAATAACCCAGCTGTAGAGGGTTATTGCCACGTCCTTGACATAGGCAGTAGGACAATTAATATGTTAACTATGTACAATAATCGTTTTGTGAGCGCCCGGTCGTATACGCTTGATTATGGCTGCTTCATGTACGAGCA